CTACCTATTCTATCGCTCCAATTAAGTAGAGATTTTAATCTACTTATTGCCGCTATTGAAATTGTTTTGTTCATCTTTTAGTATTTTTATAATTACTCCTGGGTTTTCTTTATCAACGTGGTATCCATGAAAGTATGGTACTAAGTTGTATACATCGTCATCTTCAATCCACCCGTACTTAACCATTAGGTCTTGTACTGTTTGTGCTGGATTGATATAGTCAAACTTACGTCTGCTATTGCGTATGAAATAGAAGGATATATGCAAGGGTTTAGGTAAGTCTTTGGTGAGTTTGATAAACCGTTCAGTCTGTTCGACGTAATAGCTCTTGCTCTTCTTTATATACTCTCTTGTTGCCTTGCTGTTAATCAGGTATTTACCTGTCCATTGCTTGCTGTTCTTACTTGAACTAACATTAAATGGTATAAATATTTCATTCTTTTTCATGTGGGTCGGGTATATAAACGCTTAGTGTTTGTGATGCCCACATCTTAACCTCATCAATGAACTCTAACATTTCTTTATTGTTCATCTTAGTAGTACTCTCCGTAGTGTCGTACCATTCATCATCTATAAGGATTTTCTTTTTTAGAAAAGTTTGCTTTAACAGCTCGTGTGTTTCTTCTTTAGTATACCCTGTATAATCGGATATAATCTTGACAACAACTCCCCAATAGTATTGATTCAATTGGTTACTTCTTTTAGGTTTGTATTCTTTTATAGTTACTTCGACAGTTTTATCTTCGTATCTACAAATGTCTTGGTTAAGTCTGGCTACATCACCAAAGTGTAGTTTACACTTAATTACTTTTGCTATATGTTTTAACTTCATAATATATAGGGGGTAGTATTAACTACCCCCCTTATAATTATTTAGAAAGGCATGTCATCTGTCTGTACATTACCTTGACTCATTATGAATGCATCATGCGCAGCTTTGTAAGCTGCTTGGTCTGCTGGATTAAGTTTTTGATTGTACTTATCTTGCCATGATATACTTTTACCAATAGGGTTAGCAAACTTATACTCAACAACAGTTTTTATAACAGGCGCACCTGTATCTTTATCAGTCGTCCAGTACTCACGCTCTCTTAAGCATACATTAATCTTGTTGCCAAGAGCTTCTTTACAAGCCGTAGGAAGACTATTAAAAGAGGTTGCTCCTGATGTCTGTAAAAATCCTTTAAAGATTTCTGTACGTACACGTGCTGCATTCTCTGATGTGTTAGCATCTACTCCACTAAACTTAAGGTATGATATACCGTCTTTGTTTGATACTTTAAACTCTACATAAGGAGTACCTGTGTACCCTTCTTTTTGATTAGAGTTTCTCATTTCATCAATTTTAACTTCATGTATACCTGCTGTTAGGTAACTTGTAGTTTCTTTTACTTCTACTTTGTTTAAATCTGGAAACATTTGTCTCTGGTTTTAGTTATTAAATATAATACTCGTTGCACTTTTCGATAACCTGTGCTAGGTCGTTGTCTATATATAGGTTGTCAAACATTTCCATAGGACTCTTTGCTGAGTCTTTTCCTTGGCTTTGTGTTCTAAATCTATAGCTTGTTTGTTCGTTTGAGTAATGGTTGTCTGTAAATAAACATACAACAAACTCTTTCTCTACACGTTTCTTCCATCTGTTACCATCCACTGCAACAAATCTTTCTTGAACACCGTCTTCGCTGTCGTAAGCACCATCAATAGCTAAGTATATGATATGCTTATCAGTGTTCTTACTCATGTTTAAGATTCTATCTATCTCTTTATTGTAGAATGACCACACATCAAAGCCTTTGAACCTTACATCAGCTTCTCTGTATATCATCTCTACTAAAGATGTAAACGATTCTACTACAATAGTTTTGATTTCAGTTGATTCAACAGCTTTTTTGAATGCTGCATTGAATGTGTTTAAGTCAGGCACAGGCACATTCTTAAACTTACTTGCACCTTTGAAAGGTAATTGTTTTCTTTCTGTATTTAATACAGCTGTTGTCTCTGGGTTGAGATTTCGTAGTGATGTGGACTTACCTGAGCCACTCTTTCCTACAATGATAATGTTTGGTTTCATTTGTTTTTGGTTTTTAACTTTTGATATTCTTTTAGTGTATACGTTTTGGTTTTCTTGTTGTTTGCGCACACAAACTTTATGAAACCTCTAAGCATTATTTTTTCCTTGTTGTTCATTCTGTTTTTTATTTCTCCAAACGTGTTATTAACTACTTTTCTAATAACTTGTTTGCTGTACGGAATGTTCTTGCTTATAGAATCTATAATGTCTTTCGATGTTTTCATATGTTTTACAAATATAATGAATAATTTATTAACAAACTAATATTTTTGACTTAAGTCTTCAAACTTTGTTAAGTAATTAATCCATCTTAACCATTTACTACCGATACCAATGTTTCTACCCTTAGCAAATATAATTTCTGCCATGTTTTCAACACTGTTACCTTCGTCGTCTGCAAAGATGTTGTAATACTCAGGTCTGTATACAAAGACTACTGCATCTGCAGCTTGCTCTATTTCACCTGATTCTCTAAGGTTAGACAACATGGGTCTTGAACCTTCATTACGCTCAACACCTCTTGATAGTTGTGATAACGCAATTACTGTAATGTCAAGTTCCTTAGCTAAATTCTTTAGAGACCTTGCAATGACAGATACCTCTTGTTCCCTGCTTCTGCCTTTTTGCATATTGCTTACAAGCTGGAGGTAATCTATCATTACAAGTTTTACATCTCTAGTTATTACATACTGTCTTACCTTATTTAATAGGTAACGTAGCTCTGTGCTTTTACACTCGTCTATATACAAAGGTGCTTTTTCTATAACACCTGTCGCACTGTGTATCGAACGCCACTCTTCATCGGTGAGAGTACCTTTAATTAAGTATCTATTGTCTATACATGTTTCTGCACTTAACAGTCTAGATACCAGCTGTGTACTTGACATCTCGTATGAAAATACTACAGTTCCATGTCCACTTTTAGCAGCGTTATGCGCTAAAGCTAATGCAAATGAAGTTTTACCCATAGATGATGCACCACCTACTATAATCAAGTCTTGAGGTTGCCAACCACCTGTAAACTTATCAATAGACTCGAAGCCTGAAGTGATACCTGAAAGTCCTGGTGATAGTGAATTACGTTCTATCATATGTATAGTATCACGTAAATGCTCAGTAAGCTCAATGATACCACCATGTTCATTACGAGACATCTCAAGAATAGAATCTTCAATAGATTTAATCTGAACATCTATTTCGTCACTGTTCAGTTCAAGTAATGCATTCTGACACATACTCTTGACTTTACCGTGTTTATATGTGTTCTCAAGACTCTTAATTAGTGTGCCAGTGTTATGCATCCAACTGTCATTAGAAGAGCACTTAGATAGTAAGTAATCTACATTAGGTACATTCTTAATTTCCATTAAGCCTTTAACTAAATCAAAGTTATTGCCTTGTTGATACTCTGCATCTAACCATGAGAATATATTAAGCCAATGAGTGCTTTTAAATAAGTGTGGCTTCAGTTGTTCGTTGTACGTATAGTAGTCATCTTTCTTGTTGATTAACTGACTAATTAATAATTCTTCTATGTCATCGCTCATCTCTTATTGGTTTAGTAAATAGTTTTCCTATGAAGTTTTGTCCTACTACTACTTCGTCATTGTACCTTTCATTTTTTATCCATCGTTCTGCGTGTTGAAATTCAGGAACAAATTGTCCTTTTCTTTCTTCTTTTATTTTGTACTGTATTTGTACGTCAATGGATTCGATTATGTGCTTAGACAGTGTTTTGTTTGGTCTTAGTTTCATCCATTCAAACTTGGCTTTTTTCTTACCTACCTTAATAGGATATTTTGCCCAGAATAAATCAAAACTTTCTTCCAACAATTTTTTATCTACTACAGATAATCTTACATGTTTGGTATTAAATAACTTTTTAGTAGAGCGTGTAAAGCTAATAAAGTTATGTTTAATTACAACGTAACCATAATACTCCAGCTCATTATAGCTTTCATTAAACTGCTCATCCGTATAACCATATGTACCTCTAAGTACCTCGTGCCTCATTTCTTGTAAGTCAGTCGACACGTGGTACTCTAGAAGTATAAATGAAAGCAAAGATATTTCTAACTTTGCATCTTCGTAAACACATAACAAACTATCAGTTGCTTTGTTTAGTTTAGACATCCAGTTTCTTTCATATGTTTAACAATTTTTTGAACAACTTTCTTAGATATTTCGCTACCCTTACCTACTATACTATTCATGATGTTGTCATTAGACTCCATGTTATGTGTAATATAGTGAGTCATACCGTTAAACAAACCGTAGTATGTATTACCTTTAGATTGCATTTCAGATAAAACTGATTCTTCTACTAGTTTACGTCTAGTGTAGTAAGGTGTACGTAATACTTTACCTTTAGAGTCAGCAACAATATCCATCACTTGAGATATTATAGGATTATCCACTAATAACCTATGACCTTGCATCTTCTTCATAAGGTTAGATATACCACGTATGTTGCTATTAATCATATCTTCAAGTGTGTTACTACCTTCGATACTTGATATAGCTTTGGTATGCTTAACAATATGAGCTTTATCTTTGTCATTCATAAGAACTCCAAACATATTACTACAACTGTGTATCTTATTACACACACCAAACACTAGCTTTTGACTACCATCATGTGACGATAATCCATACACAAATGTATCTGCTAGTTCTTGACCCCAGTCAGCTTTATAAGTTGTCTTTATATAGAAGTATACCTTACGGCCATGGTTAAAATGTCCACACTTAGATTCAGCTAAGTCGTAATTACCATCACCAATCTTTTCTAATATATAATCTAACAACTCGTTGTTTTGTTTTACAGTGTATTTACTTTTTACTGTACCTAATGCTTCACCTGAATTTACATTCACTGTAGCAAAGAATGGTGTTTTGTTATAGTCGTCTGCGTGTAACACATCATATGTATGTACAGGCACTTTCTCAACGGTAAAGTCTAACCCTCCGTTGTGTAAAAATTGTTGTCTAGTCATTACTTAATTTTTTTTCCGTTTAACATATGTGAATAACTCGATGATGCTTTTATTTGTCTGTTGTTACTACTACTATAGTAACCCCCTGTCAAACCAACTGCACCAAATTGTAATACATCAGTGGTTTCTGTAACCATTTTTGGTTTATCTGTTTTCTTTTTTGTCGTCATCTATCTGTTTTTCTAATAGTTGTTCTTCGTGCATAACGCGTTGTTGCTGTTCTGTATCCATAGCTTTTATGAATAACATTTCTGCATCTGCATCTCTGTAGAGGCTTGATATATTTGCTTCAGCTATTTTTATAGCTAAGTCTTTCATTACTCCCATAGTCTTAGTTGTTTTAGTTTTGAGCCAATTAATTTGTCTATTTGGCTCATATTCTGACACGCAATATTACACCCGTTAGGGTATAATTAATCACTTATCAATACATTTTATACCCGTTAGGGTACGATGTAGGGGCATGGTGCAGGGTATTATATATACCCTTGCCCTACTGCACCTCTGCACCGTAAGATAATATATAGTAGGCGCACATGTGGTTTGCCAGGCTCGCACTAGTATCACGGTCTTAAAAAAGTGTACACTACTTACTCTTACCTACTGTATATTAATCTATTGTTTCACTATTTCTTATGTATCCCGATGGCAGCCTATCATAGTAAGCACCACCTTCTGTATAATTATGAGCGAATAAAGCTACACGTTTTTCGTAATATTTCATAATCTGTTCACCTATATTATCACCTAAAGATGTTCTAATAACTTCTTTAAGAGTAATTTCTGACAAATTATACCATATTCTTTTCTGGTTGTTTTCTGCATAGCGTACAATAGCCATACATATCAACGTCCAATTGCGTATTTTATCATAACTCATAGATGCACCATGATTTCTGAACTCTACTGTCGGTTTACCACTGTTACTACTAAAGTTTACGCAGTTAATCCATCTGTAACGTGTAGAAGGGTAAGAGCCAAGACGTGATTTCTTGTTACAGTTTTTATTTAACTCATTACCAGAACCGTGTATGTACTTACCTAAGTGCTTACGCCAATTAGTAAGGTTTATATCCATTACATAATCAGGAATGTATTTACAGTATGTATTACCAAGCCTAGAAGGTGGCATCATACGATAAATATCATCTTGAAGTTGATGACCTAGACGTAAGAGCATGATAGTGAACAGCCTATTGAATATACCACCGACGTGTACATGAATACCACAACGTTTATTAATCTCATGGTCTTCTGCAATTGCGTTGCATATATCTTTGAGATGATTAAAGCCGTAGTCACCTTTAAGAACGCCTGTAACATACTCAGGGCCACTTGTTGAACCATCGTATACAGATTTAAGATTTAAGTAATCACGTTCATATAGGTTACCTCTACTTGTTTCTATCTCTACACCGAATGTATAACGCATACCGTTAGTAATAGAATATGTAGGGCTATCTGTACCATAACGTTTCTTAACATCTAATGAATCTGATTTATGAGAGCTTACTATGTTATCAAAGTAACAGTCATCATCATCATCATCAGAGCAATGGTGGTCGTCCATATGACAGTACTCATCACAACAATCATAGTAGTATATATCATGTTCATTAGCTATACCTGTATCTGCATATGCTTCGTCACCAACTCGTACATAGTCTTCAGTATGGTGAAAGTATCCTAGGTCATGTCTATTAATATAACCGTATACAGCTTCACGTTGCTCGATATACTCATCACTGTATTCTGCATATACAATATCTTCACTACATGATTGCCATGAACCTTGTATGAAACCATATTCATGTTCTTTAGCAAACTCAATCATGTCTTCTGTTTCGAAACAATCTTCGTCAAGCTCATTACCTTCTCCACGATATGTAAAACTACGTTCTACGTTTATCTCAACACTTCCTACCGTTATTATACACATGTTGTCATCTTGCTCAGTGTCGTCAAATGTTGACATGTCTAACACATCACCACTTACTTCTTCATTTAGTATACTACTAACATCTATTTCTTCTGGCATAACTTCTTAATGTTTACAAGTTTGTTAATAACTACATCAACATCTTCCTTATTAATAGCGCGCTCTCTCAATCTCCTAGTAGAGGTGAGGACCTCGTCAATGTACTGAGTATCAGATACAAAGACAAGGTTCTTTTCCATGTTACTGTTCATTAAAATGGTGCTGTTAATTGATTAGATTTCATCACTTCTTCGTACTGAGCTTGTTGATTTGCTGCTTCCAATTCATCTTCAAGTTTTAAACGTAAAGCATCAATAGCTTCTAGCTCAAACTTTTCAAAGAAGTGGTCGGCTTCCCAGTATATCATTTCACACACGTTAAGTTGTGTTCTTATAATGGTTATATGCTCAGGCTCATCTTTAACAGGTGCTTTAGCATAGCTGTTAGTCCAATACCCTGCATCGTATGTAGTTTCTTTCGTGTTATCTACTTGATAGTCAGTCCAGTTCATAACTTTCTTGCCAACAGGTTCAACATATGTTACAGGAATGTCAAGTTCAGCGTCAAGAATACCTTGATTGTATACAAACAATACATTCTTAGGGACTTCTACTACTTTATTACCATCAGCTATGTCTAATAGACCTGCTTCAAGAGATGAAAAGTATACACCATCACCTGTGTCTAACATAAACAACGGGTTGTTTCTTCTGTATACATACAATCTACCATCACGCTCAGTCCACACTGCATTGATAGTACCACCATGCATGCCAAGACTTTGATAATCATTTGTCTTAGATAGCATTTCATAGATAGCTTTACTGTCTACATCAGGTGGTGTAATACCATTGTCCTTGCACAACTTTTCATAGTTACTCAATACACCATTGTGGCAACCGATATACTTATCGATTACATATGGATGACTGTTGGTAGCAGTCTTTTTACCGTGAGTTGCATAACGTGTATGACCTATGAATAGTTCACACTTATTATGTTCAATCATTCTAAGTAAGTTGTGGCTTTCTTCTGTTGTTTTGTATAGCTTTTTAAAGCTACCGTTCTCTGCGTACAATCCTGTGCTGTGTCCGCCTCGGCTGTCGTTGTCGTTTAACAAGTGCATTGCCTTTAGTATATTTACACTCTTACCAGAGTATGCTGTGATTCCACACATATTTTCTAATCTTTAATAGTTAATTGATTTGTCTATGTCTAAACATAAATCTTTTAATTGCTTGTAATGTAACACTTGAATAAAAACCATCTACAGGTATACATTCAATGAAGTCTCCTTTGTTGTACAAGTGAAACTCTTCACATTCATGATGCCTTAGTATAGTATATGTACTAGGTTTATGTCCAAGGCTGTTGATGTAATCAACTAATAGCTTGAAAGTGCTGTTGTATTTCGTCATACTGTGCATCTGATAGATTATGTTTTGCTTTGAATAAGTCTAATCTGTCTTTGTTAATAAATGTTTTGATTTCACTTGCGTGCATCTTCACAATAGATAATAACCTAAACATATTATTGTCTGAAAGTAGCAGCGTATTTGTGTCTGTACGACAGTCAAAAAATTCTGCTGTTATATATTTACATACTGATTCTATTACGTTATCATCTTTGTATGTAATGTCAATTTTGTACGCATCTGAAAAGTTAGTACATCTTTGAATCTCGTCTTCGGTAAATGAATAATCTCTACCTGATATGTGGTTAGAAAACAAAACTGTTCTTTCACTCATGCTTTCAATATCTGATTGCTTAGTTACTAGTACAGTTAAGTCTTCATCACATACCATTATACTACCTAATCCTATTTTAGTCTTCATCGAATATACCTGGGTAAAGTACTTTAACTTTTTCTAAAAGGATTCTAGTATTAGAGCTAACTAATTCTAATTTAGAATTTAATTCATCATTAGCTTTTGTAAGTGCTTGAATTTGAGCATCTTTCATAGCTATAAGCTGTATCATAGTTTCATCCATCTTATGTGGTTTTAAAGTTTACAGTGATTGGACCATTAGGATTGATGTTCACTACTGTACCATTACTGTATGTAATAATAACAGGTTGTGAAGTGTCTGGTTGTGCCACTCTTGTTGTTCTTGCTTTCTGTTTGTTAACAGGTGCAACAACATGCTTAGTTCCTACTACATAATTAGGTTGAGCAGATACTGCTTTACTATTGTTCTTCCAATGCATCTTATATGCAGCCATGTATATTTTATTCTTGTATGTTACCATACTTTGTGGTATATCATTAGGTTTTTTTGGTAATTTAGTCTTACCAGCAACTCCGTAAGGAACAAATATTTTGTTCTTTCTCATGGATTCAACCATAAGTTTTTTGATACTCTCCACTTCTACTTTTGATAATGTTTTTCTAGCCATTTTTGACAAGTTTTAATGATTAATAGTTAATAAATAAGCAGTTTATGACATGCTTAGGTCAGGGTATACCCTCTAACGATACAACCCTATTTCTTTACTAGTTTTTTCTGCAGATTTACTAAAAACTGCATTTGCTTTCTACCTATATTGTTGGTAGTTTCAATATAATTAGCAATACCTTCAGGTGTACTAATCATTTCTCTGTATGCAGTGTTTCTTTCATGCCTCTTCTTGACGTATTTGTTTGCGTACGTTTCGCGTTGGTACTAATCCAGCCATTTTGCTTTCAATTTAGTTAGTTAATTAAAAATAAGCAGGTTCATATATCGCTTCAGGAATGTAACCTGAGTTAGCTATATGACGCTACAAGTGAGTTTCACACTTTGCTACCTGCTTTTAATAAAAAATAAACAGTTTAAACACATGTTTAGGTGTATCTCATGCAACTGTATATCCCATTAGACATAACTGTTACTTTAAACAAGAGATTGTGCCGTAATAGTCTTTCCTATTAGTCATGATACAACACTTATTGTTCCTAGAGGTTGCTTTCTTGGGTGCTTGGGGTTGCACGGTGCATCATACCGCTCATCCTGCGCAAGGATGTTAATTAATATATTAAACTCTAGACTATGTATACGCTGCATAGTGATAGTGACAAAAACAAGGGGTCACCCCCTCGCCATGATTATGCGAAAGGGTTACCAACTTGAGCACGTCGACGGCTGTAAGCTTTCGCTACAGGTACGTCTTGTTCTTCTTGACGTTGAGATACTCTAGGCTTGTGATTAGGTGAGCAAATTGTGTAGTTATTTAGCTTATCGTTGAAATAAGATTTAACTATAAGTTGCTTGCCTAATAGTGAGCCTTGTAAATCGTGTCTAAGGAATTCAGTACTGTTCTCACGTAATATTGAGTATAGTTTACTCGTAGAGGATGGCAACTCGAATGTGTCACGAAACTCTTTAAGAGTATACATTGGTGTACCGTCGGCATTGTGAAATATCGATGCTGTTGGTACATCATCTATTTTGTGAACTGATGTTAGGTGTTGAATAGCTTCCTGAATGTATTTAGTTTCAGAAGACTCTACAAGACGGTCACGTAATTCATAGAAATAAATGTAAGTCTGAATATCCATAATTGTCAAACCATTGAAACGCAAGTCAAAGTATACTTGATTGTTATCGTTAGATAAATCAGGAAATACTAAGTTTAGTTTAGCTTGTGGTGCTGTCTTGACATACACTCCGTCGGAATATATATCGTAAGTACCGTCTGTAAACTTTGCAACGGTAGAGTTGAGGTTGTCAACTGCTACGTTTAATTTCAATGGCGATTTAGCAAAAGTAGATTTTGCTGTTTTAGGAATTGTAAACATATGTATAAGTTTTTAATATATTGTACCACTATTAATCGTTTAAATAAATAATACATGAGACTGTCGCGCTATCAACTGCGACTTGACTATGTCAATTATTTATTGTAACTTTGGTGGGTAAGTGGTTTAATACCCATTAAGCTACGCAATCATCTAAATAAATAGAAGATTGTTAAATAAAGACGGGAAGGATTAACAAGAAGCACTTTTCCGTCTTAATTTTTAACCCAAACTGTTGTAAGACAACGCATTACGCAACACACACAACAACAAGACAAACATTTTAGACGCACAAATAGACGCTGTGGATGTGTTCTACACACAAGGACACACACAGAAATAACGATGCATACTATGTATAACGCTGTAGTACTACGCATCATGATAGTGAACAAGTAAAACGAAACCCTAGAATGGGGCTTCGTCTACAGTTCTCGTTTCCGTTACAGTCTTTGTTTCCGTTGTTGGTTTGTCCTCTGCTTTCGCTTTAGGGATTAACAACAAGGTTACGATAACGAAGCCTTCTTTATGAGGGCACGCTATGGTGGACTGATGCTTCACGCTAAAGCTATGTTTCCATTGGTTAATTTTCTTTTGAATATTAACAGCTTTGTCGTGAAGGATTTTGAAGTCGTACATGTCTTATCAATTTAAGTTAATTAAAATCAGGAAGGATTAACACGCTATACTATGCGTGCTAAACTCTCCTTTATTCCTGTGTTACCGATGAAGCCGACTGTGTCGACTAGCCATTCGTTGAAGTCTTCTATTGAAGAGAACTCCATACGCATTGGGCTGTCCATTGGTAACACTAACTCTAGTGTGATAGGGTATATGATGCTTGTCACATCAAGATACTCACACATTTCGATTAAAGTAATGTATTTCATGTCTTAATAAGTTTAAGTTAACTAACGTAGCTTAGTACTACGTTATTTAATATCGGGAAGGATTAGCAGGTTATGGTTACGCAATGGGGGCGTCCAAGGTTTGCCGTAGCGGTGGGGGATTCACCATAATACATCCACACTCAAAAAACTATAAATTTTTTTTAAGTATATTTGACGAATAACAATAAAAAATATAATTATGCCTGGTATAATAAAAAAATTAAAAGCAGCTAATAAAAAGCGTAAAGTAAAAAAAGCTATAAAGAACGCAAATAAAAGTGGTAAGACAGCAGCTTCAGAAGCATACTTAAATAAAATTGTATCTAGAACAAAAGACCCTGTAAAAGGTGGTTCAGGTTCTATAAAAAAAACAACAACAGGACAAAATATAAGTGGTATGGCGCAAAGTGCTTTATCTACAAGAGCAAAAAAGAATCTTTCTTCTGGTAACAAAAAAATATCTGAAACTTTAGGTTATTCTAAAGGTGGTATGCTTAAAAAATCATCTAGCTCTAGAATGTATAATAAAGGTGGGTATATACAACACGACTAATGGCAAGGCTTAGAAATTTTGGTGGACGTAAAGTATCAAAGCAAACTAAAAGGGCTGCTAAGAAACTTATAAGAGGTAATTCTAAAAGAAAAGGAGCTTACTCTGAAAACATGAAGACTACTCTTAAAGGTATGCCTAGACGTGAAAGAAAAAGTCTGGCAGTAGATTCTATATACGCAGCAAAAAGACAGTCTAAATACATGGACGGTTATAATCAAGATATGGGTAATAGAGTTTTAGCTAGTGTAGGTATTGATAAGAAAACCTTTAAGAAAGGTGGAATTATTCAACATGATTAAATAATGATTTAATATAATAATTGTTTGTTTTTTGGTTAGAAAAGGGGTGCAGTATATTGTACCCTTTTTTTTATTAACTTTACATCATGGAAATTATGGACAAGCAGAAAAGTAAATTTGGTGTAATAGAAATTATGCCAAACCAAAAAATATTTGGTTATGTAAATGTCAATAGCATGACCGATAAAAAAGAAATCGAAATTATCTCAGACTACATTGATATGGGCTACTTGCCACTGAATAATAAATATATATTACAAGGCGGTAGCGTAGACACAATTGACTTCAAATATCTAGATGAATTTAATGTAAGGCAAGAAGGTAGTATGCCATATGTAAATCATGGTATATTTATTATGAAAACAGAACTAAAAAAGCATGTACCTATTAAAGATAAGTAAAAAAGGTAGAATTGTAGAGGATGATGGTGTGTTCGGCATACCTGAGTTTAAATCTGTTTTAGAAACAAGTGGCCTTTCTAATGATGGTCTTATGTTTGTTGCTTATATTGCAGATTACGATTCACCTTATAGACATTTTTCAGAGTCAGAAAGAATGCGAGTGGTGTCTAAAGATTTGTTTGACAACTACGAATGGAAAGGTGTAAAAAACAAAAAAATCGCTAGCGCGATACTTAAGTATAATCAATTACAATACGACCCATTAGATGCACAACTTGCTGCATTTAATGAAAAGATAAATGAATACACATCTTTATTAGAAAATACTAAAATAGATATAGAAAACGCAGCTGACATACAGAAAGTTATGATAGGTGTAGATAAAATTTTAGCAACCCGTAAGACACTATTAGACGCTATCGAGAGAAGAGGTGAACGAACTAAGATTGCGGGTAATAGAGAGTTAAGCTATTTAGAAACTTTACAGGCGCAAAAGAATGGGTAACATAAAAAAATACCAACCTTTAATATATGAAGGAATACCTGACTTGAACCCTGAAAGTGTTATGTATAGAGAGTACTGGGATGAGCAAATTCGTAGATGCAAAGAAGGTTTTAAACCTAAAGGCATGGATTTTATTACAGGTAAACATTATTACTATTTAAACTTCTATAAAATTTTAGGTAGTGATGGTGTTAAAGGTAACAGTCGTAAAACTCTTATCTCTCCTTGGTATCGAGACATGGACAAAAACTATTTTGACCTGTTTGATACTTGTAAGAAAGAAGAGAAAGGAATGATTGTAATTAAAGCAAGAGATAAAGGCTTTTCTTATATGAATTCTGGCATACTAGCTCACGAATATACGTTTTACCCTTATAATCATGTTGGAGTTGCTGCAGGTTTGCAAGTTACTGCGACATCTTTTTTTGATAAAGTTAAGGCTGGACTTAATAATCAACATTCAAATTTTAGACATTCAACTTTTAAAGAAGGTGAAGAGGTAATGAAGTCAGGTTATAAAGTTAAAGGACGTGACGGTAAGTGGGGTGTAGATGGTTTTCAATCTGTAATACACTGTAGAACAATGAGTAACCCTGAAGTTTATAAAGGGGAACGTTTATCAGTGATGGTATTTGAAGAAGCAGGAGAATTTAAAGAGCTACTAAATGCATACATGTCATCTAAAGCATGTTTTATGGATGGTGATGTGCAATATGGTGTTCCTGTTATTGGAGGTACTGGTGGTGATATAGAAGCAGCATCTAAAGATTTTATGGAGATGTATTATAACGCAGATGCGTTTAATTTAATACCTATGTTTATACCAGCTTCTATGTGTTATCATGGATTTTTTGATTTAAATAAAGGTTTGTCTGATAATGATGGTGCTACTAAAGCATTAAAAGAACGTAGAGAAAAATTACACCAAGCAGGAAATCAAAAAGGATACAATCTAGAATTACAAAATTACCCCTTAACTGTAGAGGAAGCTTTTTTACAAACCAAAAACTCGAGATTTAATATAGCAAAGATAAACGCTCAAAGAAGCGAGATACTTACTAACGAATCATTAAGAGGTCAAATACAACACGGTAGATTAGAATGGGAAGGTGACGGTATGGAAGTTAAGTTTGTACTAGATAGAACAGGCCCATATAAAATACTAGCACACCCACGCACTGAACTTAAAGGTCTTGATATAGGTGGGATAGATTCTTATGACCAAGACGAAGCATCTACAAGCTCTTTAGGTAGTGCTGTTATATTTAGAAGGTTTTACAGCACAGAAATTGCAGGTAATTACCCTATAGCTGAATATACTGAGCGTCCTGACACAGCAGAAGAGTTCTGGGATGGATGTCTAAAATTAGCCGTATATTACAATGCCAAAATGTTAATTGAGTTTACACGTATTGGTATTATTGGACACTTCCAAAGAGCAGGAGGTAAACAGTATTTAAAAGAAAGACCAGCAACAGCACATTCTCCGAAAACTGTAAATAGAAACAGATACGGATTACAAATGAACAAACATACTAAAGCTGTAATGGAACAGTTTTTAGAAAGCTACATAGAAGATAATTGTGAAGATATATGGTTTGTAGATTTATTAGATGAATTAGGGAGCTATGGTTTAAGAAACACGGATAGGGTAATAGCATTTGGTTTATGTCTTATACATGATATAGACCTTTACGACAAACAAGTTAAAAAAGATAAAATACAAGAACAAGGAATAGGTTTTGTTTATTACAGAAGAGAAAACGGTAGACTAATTCCATATAAAAATTAAAAAATGAGTCAATTTCCTAAACAATTTTTACCTGAAAACGAAAAAACACTTGATTGGTGTGAGAAAAACCTTGATGCAATTGTTTCAGCATTAGACTATAATAATCAAGAAGGTTATATTAGTGACTACGACAAAGACATTAAAAATTATAGGCTTTACAATGGTGATGTAGAGCACGATGACTATAGTTATGTTACTGAGCAATACAACATGCCTTCTCCTGCAACTCTATCCAACTATCCATTATCTAAAAATAAAATTGATTTACTGTGTAATGAAGATTTAAATAGACCTATAGACAAGTCTGTGTTTGCAGTTAACATGGATGCTGCATTACGTAAAGAACAGTTTAAAATTTCTTTAATAGCAAATGATTTGCTGAAAGAAATAAATGCAGAGGTGGAAAAGGTTTACGGCATGGAATTAGAAATGGATAACAAAGACTTTCCTATTCCAGACGACATTGACCACTTCATGAGGTTCGAGTATAAAGAAGTTATTGAAGAGTCTATTAGAGATGGTATAGACTATTTAGCTGAAAAATATAAAATGAAAAAAGTCTTTCATGAAGGTATGAGAGATTTACTCGTTACAGGTAAAGAGTTTTATAAAATATATGTTAAGAACGGTGACCCATATTTTAGACGTGTAGACCCAAGAACATTTGTATTTGATAAATCAATAGATTCAGACTTTTTAGATGACGCTCAATGGGCAGGAGAAGAAAGATGGTTATCTGTAAACGAAATTATAGACGAATTTAGAGATGAACTAGATGACGATGATGTAAGACAACTTGAAGAAATGAGAGTTGCTACAAACGAAAATATAGATAGATTTAATTCTGATTTTAAATGGATTGAAATAGATAGATTTAAAACATTAAAGGTAAGAGTTATATCTGCTGAATGGAAATCTATTAAAACTATAAGAGTAAAAGTATCTGAGAATAAATACAATCCAGAGCAACCATTTCAAAAAGTTATAAGTGAAAAATACAAAGCAAGAAAAGGTGACAACATTGAGTACAAACATGTTGATGATATATGGGAAGGTACAAAGATTGGTGGTAAAGTTTTGGTTAACTGTCGCAGACGCCCTAATCAAGTTAGGTCTGTTGACGATGCTGGTAGCACATCGCTTTCATATGTAGGCTGTGTATTTAATCACACTACAGGTAAGTCTACAAGCCTTATGGACGTGCTTAGCCACATTCAAATGCTGTATAATATAGTAATGTATCATATAGAGCTTACTATGGCTAGAGCAGGTGGTAAAGCAGTTGTATATGATGTATCTCAAATGCCTAGTAATGTAGGTATGGATATGCAAGAAGTAATGTATCATCTAAAAAATGATGGTATAATACCTATAAACACAAGAGATGAAGGTGGAGATACTGCATCTTTTAATCAATTTCAACAAGTTGATTTTACTTTGTCTAGTTCTGTACAGCAATTAATTAATTTAAAATTAATGTTAGAACAAACAGCTGGACAAATATCAGGTGTTTCTCCACAAAGAGAAGGCTCAGTTGCTCAATATGAATATGTAGGAAACGTACAAAGAAGTGTTGTGCAATCTTCTGTAGCTACTGGTGCTTGGTTTTACTCTCACAACTTAGTTAAGAAACAAGTTATGGAGAAACTAGCCAATTTAATGAAAATAGCATGGGCTGGTGGGAAAAAAGCTGCATATATATTTGGAGATGCAGGTTATAAGATGTTAAACATTTTACCTGATATTGCATTAAATGACTATGGTATTTTTATGGGTGACTCTGGTAAAGATGATGCTTTAAAAACACAAGTACAGCAAATGTCACAAGCTGCATTACAATCTGGTACTATAACATTACTTGATGCTTTAAAGGTGTTGAAGGCAGATACTATGACTGAAGCGCAAGCAGTTCTTGAACAAGGATTAGAAGCTATGCAAGGTCAGCAACAACAAGTTCAGCAACAACAACAACAAGCACAACAAGCTCAAGCTCAGGCAGATGAGTCTAAAATACAAGGTCAAATTAAATTAGCTCAAATGGAGATTGATGGACGTATACAAGTTGCTCAAATAAATGCTAAAGCTAGAATTACTGCGCAAGAAGTTGCGTCAGATGCTATGAGAGATGTAGACGATACTAGAGAGAAAAACAAGATAGTTGTTGAAAAAGTAAAAGCAGATATGAGCTCACAGCAGAAAGATAAAGAGATGAAGCATCAAAAAGAAAGTGATGCTAGAAAAAAAGACAATAAAAAGTAATATATTTGTAAAAAGTTAATAAAAAAGCAAAATGGCAGAAGAAAGCAAATTAGTAGAAGAAGTTTTAGAAGAAACAAATGAAGCTACATCAGAAGTTTCATTTGACCCGACATCTTTTTTAGGTGATTCTGTAAACTCAGAAGTGGTAAATCAAAGTGTTGATAACTCAGAAAAAGAATCTGAGCCAATGCAAAATGAAGTTACAGAAAATGTAGATAGCGATGATTTTTCTTGGGATTCTGTAGAGGTAGAAGAAAAAACAGTAGAGCCAATTGAAGCAAAATCAGAAAAAACTGAAGAAGAGCTTGATTGGGATGAAGAAGACAAGATAGAAGAACCAGAGGCTGTAGCAGAAAAGGCTACACAAGAGCTTGACTGGGAATCTATTGGGAAAGAAGCAGGTATAGAAGCTTCTTCTAAAGAAGAGTTTATTCAACAAATAAAAGAGGCTATGAAGCCTGCAGTTGAAGATAATGATGCTATTAAAAATTTAAGTTCTTTTCTAGATATGTCTGATAGAGATTTAGTTGTAGCAGATATGCGTGCAGCTAAATATTCTGATGACGATATAGAAGACACAATAGATAGGCTTGATTCGTCTGGTCTTTTAAAACGTGAAGCAACATTAGTAAGACAACAACTTACTAAACATATTCACAGTGAGAAAGATAGAATTAGACAGGAACAAGTAAAGGCAGAAAAAAATAAAACTGAGAATGCTACCAAATCGAGAAAAGATTTGCAAAACTTTATCAAAAACAAAGACGATTTCTTTGGTGGTAAAGTATCTCAGAAAGATAAGAAACAATTGTATGGATATATAACAAAAGGGAAATTTGCTCAAGATGTATTCGAGTCTCATGCCAATGTTGCGGAGGCCGCCTTCTTATGGCAAAACAAAGAAAAGATTTTCAAAATGATTAAAACGCAAGGCGTTGAACAAGGAAAATCTAAAGTACTTGATGGTATTACTTCTCCTAGTAGAAATAATCGCTCTTCCAATAGTTTTGAAGCCCCTTCGAAAGGCTTTGACCCTAATAAATTTATGTCGTAAATCTATATAATGTTTAATAAAAATAATTTATAATTTTAAATAACACAAAATGAAGGTATATTCAGCTAAATATGACGCTAGTTACAACACAGCGGAAAACTCTTTGGTATCAAACTTATTAAAGTATCCAGAGATAGCAAAAAAAGTAATCGAGCTTTATCCTCGATACACAACAACTTACTTACTTGAAAAATTAGGATTCGGTGCTTCTGAAAAAGTATTAGGAGACAATTCTTTTGAGTGGAAGTCAATGGGTCGTTACAGACAAAAACAAACATTAGATGCAGGTAAAACTCTTGCTGCTGATGGTGCAGTAGCAGTTGGTGGGGCAATTTCATTTGATGTTAAAGACAATACAGGCGGAAATGTTTGTATGATTAATAAAAATGATATTATTAGAATTGGTTCACATCAATTTCACGTAACACTTGTAACGCCAGGAACAGGCTCTGAAGACCACGCAACAGTTGCGTGTACAGCTATGCAAGCACATGCAAATAGTGCAGTAATTGCTGAAGCAGGCGATGTAGTAGCAGTAATTGGTAACGCATTTACCGAAGGTTCTAACGGTTCAGATGTAGGTGAAGGATATGCTTATCCTGAAACTCGTAAGAACTACGTAACTATTTCTCGTAAGAAATTAGTTATTGATGCAACTGATTTAACTGATGTTACTTGGGTTGAGCACAATGGACACCGTTTATGGTTCTTTACTAAAGAGCAACAGACAGAAGCTCAATTTATGTATGACCTTGAAGTTATGCGTTGGTTTGGTAAGTCATCTATGTCAGGAGACATTACATCTCCAGGTGGTGCACAAGCACAAGGTGCTAATTTACCTGTAATTGGTGATGGTATCTTGCAACAAATTAAAGGTGCTAACACATTAAGTTATGGTACTACTGGTAATGCTACAGGTGCAGATGCAGCAGTTTTAACAGAAGACAAGTTATTAGAATTTATTGGTAATTTATCATTGAATTCTGAAAACGCTACAGGTAATGAGTATGTAGTATTTACAGGTACACAAGGGAAAATTCAGTTTCACAAAGCAATGAAAGATTTATTGTTTAGCTCAGGAACGAATGCATCTTCTGTATTGGTAGACAAGTTTGGACAAGACGTACAAGTGGGTGCTAACTTCTCTACATACATGGCTTTAGGTAATAAAATTACTTTAGCTCACTGTCCTGTATTTGATGACCCTAATGTAGCTCCTGCTCCAGGTTATGAAAATGATGCAGCTGTAGGTGATGCGTTCTCTAGCACTGCTTCTTTATCTGGACTTATGGTATTCTTAGATATGGGTTCTACACAAGGTGTAGCTAACATTGAATTGATTGCTAAAGGTGCTGAAGGAACTAACCGTAACTGGGTGAAGAAATATGTTCCTGGTATGATTAACCCTTACGATTCAAAATCAATGCTTGCAGCGTCAGGTGATGATAAATTTGAATGTCACTGGTTAACACAATCAGGTATTATTGTGCGTAACCCACTTTCATGTGGTATCTTACGTCCTGTAGATGTAATAATCTAGTAAATAAATAGTAAGACACACCTCTTCGGGGGTGTGTTTTTTTTAACAATAAAGCAAAAAAAAATGGAAGCAAAATCAAGATTAGTAAGATATGAGTATTACACTCATAAAAATTTCAATTTTTTCGAGTTCGCTAATTACCGCGACAAAACTGGAAAATTTATGATTTACAAAGATGTAAATGGATTACAGCAAAGTTTGAGATTTACATCTCCTGTAATGTTGTTAGACATGAATAATGAAGGTCATGTATTAATAGATGAGTTTTTAAAATTTTATCCAGCTGTAAGAGCAGGAGAGTGGAAAAGAACTGATTTACAAGCTGTAGAAGAGAAGCAAACTAAAAACACATTAGATTCAGCACGAGCTATTATAGTAGCAGCTAAAATGACTGATTCTGAGGTTAAAGACTTTTCTATATTAAGAGGTTATAATATGAACTCTGATATGGATACGCTAAGAGCTAAAATAATTATGATGGCTCAAACTAATGCAGAACAATTTATGGAAGTACAATTCAATCCAGACAAGGATTTAGAAGTATTTTTGTTGCAAGCACTTAAAGCTAATCTTCTTAATTTTAGAAATAACACATATTTTTATAACAAAGAAGCTATAGGCACAAGCAAATCTCAAGTGATGGTTTGGTTAAAAAAGAATCAAGATATTTTAGCTATCTTGAAGCATGAAATGAGAGGTGAAAGTTCACCTAAGAAAAAACTTGCAAAGAAGTAAATAAATGGAAGTAACTGACGCCGTAGCTCGAATACGAAATATTATTGAAAGTGAAACAACTGCATACTTTAGCGATGCTGAGTTAAAAGAATTCATCAAAATGGGTATAGACGAGTTTATTCAACAATATTATATGGCGTTTGAAACTACACAAGACGCAAGAGATAAGTTATCTGATTTAGTTATAAGTAAAGAACAAGCATTACAAGATAGTGCTCCTGTTCTAATAGGTACTTTAGATGAAAACGACACTTATGGTAGATTTTTATCTGCATATGTAAAGGCTACACCTAACGTAAACTTAAAAGTTATACAAATTAGCGACATAAGTTCTTATTTAAATGACCCTTTTAATAAAGCTGATTCTAGTAATCCAGTTATATATTTTAAGGAGAAAAAAATAAATACTTTAGGTTTATCTACTGCAACCACCTGTGTGGTAACATATTTGCAGTATACAACTGAGTTAACAAAATTAAATGTTTCTACACACGAAGAAGTGTGTCAGATTTCATCTCGTAAGGTACTAGCAACATTGGGAGACCCTAGATACCAAATACTTCAGGCTGAAATATCTGAACGACGAGTATAACGAAGCTTTTTGCTCCCTGCTTTCTAGAAAGGGTAGAGTAGGGTAACCTATTTTACCCTTTCTTATTAATAAAAATATAATATGGCAACATTAAACGAAATAGCTTACAACATTAAAAATTTGATTTCAGGAGGTGTTGGCTCAGACGATTCTGATATATCTACTAGACAGATTAAATTTATGGTGCATTATCATAGAGCTAATCTTTTAATGCAGTATACAGATAGTGGAAAAAAAACATCTAACTCATGTTTTCAAATAGATACTATACCAGCATCATTTAATGGAGCAAACATAAAAGATTACGTAGGTTTTAATGATAATAGAGCTATACGTAGTATTGCGTATAAGGAAGACAATTCAGTGGAAGCAACTTATAATGTCCTTCCAATAGTACAACACCATGATAGAATGTTCGTGAACAGCTCTAGATTTGTTTTTGCATCTAATAGTAGAATTGCTACACTAGCAGATAGAAAACTTTATGTTTGGGAAGGAGATTCAGTAGTTTCTGATGGTTTTTTAGAAATTAATGGTGTTTTTTCTGACCCGACTAGTGTAAGTTCTTATGTAGATGATGATACAACTCAATATCCTATACCAGAAGAACTAATTACTGTTTTAGTTAAACAAGTTTTAGAACAAGAATTTAGCGTTATAATGAGCGTACCGTCTAATGGGCCAAATAATCAGTCTGACGAAAAAGTTGCGTTACCTAAAAAACAAGTAAGTGCAAAAAAAGCTAAAAAATAAATACAAGCAATACAAAGATAAATATGTTTTAACAAAGCAAATTTATAACTCTATAAGAGAAAATATAAAAGTTAGGGGTGAGCGTGGTGACAAATATTTAAGCTATAAAGACTATACAGCTATTTTAACGGCATATCTTGATAAAATGGTAGAAGAGGTAGCAATTAATCAAGAAGTCGTTAATATGCCTTTAAATTTAGGTAGCTTATTTATTAAAAAATTACCACATAAAAGACCTTTTCATGTAAGAATGGATTTGGAAAAAAGTAATGAAATAAATGAACTAGTTTTGTATAAAGTTCCAATATTAGACGATGAATATACAAAGTTAGTATGGGAAAGACCATATAAATACAGTAAGTTCAAAGTCCTTCCTTTAAATAAATTTAAAAGAAAAATAAAACATGAAAGGTAGTCCTAAAATTAGCGTCAAACAAGTAGTGTCAGCAGTTATAAGAAACTTAGGCATACAAGACGCAGCAAGAGAATTTCACAATTTTGTAGAGTGGGCTTTTGAAGCAGAAAAGAAAATTGGTTCTAGCATTACATTTGATAAAAAAATTGCAACACTTACAGTTACTGATAAAAAAACTTTACTGCCTACGGATTTTCTTAATTTAATAGAAATCGTAAGTCAGTCAGGTGGCGTTTATGATGAAGCTAAATGTTACTTTTCAGGTAATTATCTTAATATAGACGTATCAAATACAACAATAGATTTACATTACGAAGCTATAAGTACTGATGAAGAAGGTTTTCCTACTATATCTGCAAATCATGAAGACGCTATTGCTTCATATATAATGTATAAATATAAAGGTAGAGAATATTACAATCAAAAGCTACCAAGATATGTTTATATGGACTTAAAAAAAGAATGGTCATATCAATGTGCACAAGCTAGAGGTAAAGATAATATGCCAACTAAACAACAATGGAGAAATATAAGTAAGTATTGGAACACTCTTTTGCCTTATAAAGAAGACTTGAGAACTAGAAAATTATTTTAAGAGATGGCAAAATCTACTAAGAAACCTAATTCGTTCTCTAAGGGGATGATGTCAGATTTAGATGCAAATGTCTTACCACCAGATACTTACAAAGAAGCTGTTGGAGTTAGACTTTTAACAAGAGATGATAATTCTTTTGTTTTAAAAAATGCACAAGGTAATACAGTATTTACAACTTTAACAGATACAGTTAGTACAATTACATTTTCAGATGCATTAGCCCTTGCGTCTACTAATATTGTTAATTTAGCAAACCCACAATTATTAGGGTGGAAAATTACTATAACAGGTGATGATGGATTTACTCCAGTTATAGTAGAGGCACACACAGGTATACTTTACGCAAATCAAACTTGGGGTGTAGGGACTGGTTTTGACCAGAATGTTAGTTCAAACGGAATGATGACTATAGGTTTGTTAGTTGCTTTACAAAATAGTACTGTAGCTAACAAGGTCAATATTTCAGCTACAATAAATAACAATGCTGAATACATAATATCTTATAGCAATAGGCTCACAGAAAACATGACTATTGCAATTCAGCCATACGTATATCATGGACCAGGAGGAGAAGTAGTGTATTTTGAATATAAAGACTATCCAGGGTCTTTAAATTCATCAAGTATTGATTATGAAGCATTAGGTGTAGCTGAATTTTCTAATTACATTGCTATTATAGCAAAAACCTCTACAGAAAATGCATTAGATGCAATATTTAAAATTACACCATCTGATGATTTTTCATCATCAACAACAGATATAATACTACGTACAGACTTAGGATTAACATCCAAAGAATTGTTGAGAGTAGAATTATCAGAAGAAAACGAACATTTTCATAGGATTTATTGGACAGACGGAGTGAATCCTTTAAGAACAATAAACCTTAAAGAAGACGCTAACTATTATTTAGATAAAACTGCAGAAGATTTAAATGTTTTTAAAGAATCTAAATTACTAGCACCTGTTGTACAAGATATAATAGGTGGTGGTAATGTTTCTTGTGGTGCGCACTCATATTGCTATAGGCTAGTAACAACAGATGGAAAAACATCTAGAGTGTCAAACATTACAAACCCTATTAACATTGTTAAAACAGTTCCTAGCACAAGTTATCACGAAACATTAGGAGGTAGTTTAAGTACTAATTCGTCTAACGCTGTATCTTTACGTGTAGATAATATAGACAATTCTTATGGAACTATACAAATTATAGATATAACATACACTTCTGCGGAAGGAGCAATAACAGCTAATATAATATCTGAAAGTCAGATTACTTCAAATACGTTTAATTATACTCATAATGGTAATGAAACTAAAGTTTCAGTATCTATAGGAGAGTTATTAAGAAGTCACATTAGTTGGAATATATGTGCAGACATAGCAATTAAAGACAATAGATTGTTTGCAGCTAACTTAACTAATAATGCTGACTCTATAGATGTAGATTTTAGAGTTAAATCTTATAAGTACGCATCAGACGGTACAGGAACAGCTACTACATATGCAGGCACTGAAAATAATGATATACACGAAGACACTCTATATGTAGATGGTAGATTTGGTTTTTTAGAAAAAACTCATACAGCAAAAATTCCAGGAGCAGAAACACCTAACTATGATAATATAACAGATGGTGTACGCGTTACATTTGCAACAAAAAAGTTTGACTTATCACAAGTTAAATATTTTGATAATTCAAATGTTATTGATACTAGTAGTGCGCATGATAAAGCTAAAACTACAATTGGACAAGTACCTCATTATGGATATATTGACAAAAATATAGATGGTGGTTTTAATAATTACAAAAATCCACTATTTACTGAAAAGTTTACTGGATACCAAAGAGGTGAAATATACAGATTTGGTATTTTGTTTTATGATTTAAATGGTAATCCAACCTTCGTGAGTCCTATAGGCGATATACGTATGCCTGATGGTACTATGGAGTATATTACAAATGACACTGCTAATGGTCGAGTGGTAGGTAATACTGCTGATGGACAATTAACATTTAAGCATGCAGGTAATATTACTAAAAAAATAGACTCTGTAGTTAAATCTAGCAATACTACATTAACACTAAACGGTATAGGGGCTCAACTATCTATAGGTGATATAGTTAGTGGTGTTGGTATACGTCCTGGAACTTATGTGGCATCTATAGCAGGTGATAATAATTCTGTTACAATCAGTATGACTGCTACAGATAGTGCTACAAGCACATTGTATTTTGATACACCTACAGATGACGTACATGGATTTGTTATGTATCCTAAGTTTCAAGTAAAGCTTTCAGCAGATACAAGGTCTAAAATAAGTGGATATTCAATTGTAAGAGTAGACAGAACAGAACAAGATAAATCTATTTTATCGTCAGGAGTTTTAAATCAAACCATCATACATGCTAATGTTGATGGAAATGATTCTATGAAACACAAGAATGGTACAATGTTTTCTAATATTTATTCTCCTGCTCAAGCTCATCAATCTGTTTCATGTAGTACTTTTACTTATGACACACCAGAATCTACTCTTGGAAGTTTAAATTATTCAAAAAGAAGTGGAGATAAAATAAAAATAGTTGCACGTTTAGATGCAGGTTTTGAAGATTTTAATGCTGATACTGTTCCAGACTTTGCAACTATAGGAACACAAAATGCTATAAAACATTTGAGACAATACGAAACTTCGTATAATAATTTTTTATTATCAGGTAGATACGACCCAAAATCGACCTCAAACGATTTATCATATCAATATTCACAAAAAGTTATATACACGCAATATTACACAGGAGTAAACGATGTTATAAATGCTACTACAGGAAGTGCACAAAACATCAACAGGGGTATAAGAGAGATTGATTACGGTCAAAATATAGGTCCTGCTGAATCTGTATCTAGTAATAAACAAGGATACGACAATCATGGCACAGGAAGAACAACTAGACCTTTTATAAATAAAGCTAGAGTACAATCAATAGAAAATGTTTTTGTGCATGTTCCAGATGAATTTGCTACAAAAAAATTAGAAAACCATGTCAGTGGAGATGCTGTAACTTTACATGGTGTAGAATCAATTTATATATCTTTAGGTGGTAGAACAGAAACTTATAGTTCTGCAAATATTGAAGCCTATGAAATACAACCTGAACATTTTCAAATAGGTAAAGAAGTAAATAGTACAAATAAAAATCCATTTATATTAAACTTTAATGATGATGCCGAAGTTGATAAACAATATTGTTTTGCACAAAAACTTTACGGACAGATTAGACGTGATGTAAGAGAAAGTCAATATGGTGGTAGTTCGCCATCTAACTACGAATCTAACCAATATATATCGACAGGTCATGTAAACTTTAATCCACAAACACTAAATAATGATGAAGTGTTTGGTGGTGATACTTATATTAATATGTACTCTTTGCAAAAATTTGCTAGAGAAGATGGTGTTAGTTTAGGGTCTAAAATGTATCCGTCTCCAGCTATAATATTTCCTGTAGAATCTTCTGTAAATATAGATTTAAGAGATGGTACATTTTTTGGTAGCACAAATAATTTAAGTTATTTAGCTCATGATGCTTTTTTATTAAATGAAACATATAGAGCTAGAAATACTTCTAAAACTTTTTTACAGAAGCCTGCAAACTTTAAAGATGTAAATAACTACGGAAATTTAATAGCATCATCTAATTTAAAGTTAGCAGGTGATTTATTTGATGCATTCACTACATGGGATGCTAATGAAATTCACGAACTTGATAGCAGTAAGGGAGCTATATACAATTTATTTAATTTACGAAATGAATTGTTTGCATTACAATCAAAAGGTGTAAGTAAATTATCAATCAACCCTAGAGTGGTTGTAGATAACGCAGATGCTTCAGCTGTAACAATAGTTACAGGTACAGGGCAAGTTATACAGAGAAGTGATTATGTAGACACAATGTATGGTAGTCAGCATTACAATAATTTACTTGTAACTAATACTTCTGCATATTGGTATGATTCGCATATGTCTGCTTTTTGTAAACTTGTATTCGGAAAAGGACTTGCTGTACAAGATTTAGGAATAACTACACAAAACTCTAATATATTTAATGCACTTAAAAATTCGCCTATAGGAGATAAGCCTTTAGATTATATAGTAGGTGGTATAGCTTTGTATTACAATAAAATATTTGATGAAGTAGGTATTTGCATTACAACTGCAAATAACAATAGTATTACCCACATGGTTTATAGTGAGTTACAAGATGTGATGGTTTCAAAAAGAAAAGACGTTGTTGCGTTAGCTTTTAATTTACCAGGAGAGTTACTTACTGTAGGTAGAAATTCTGGAGTTACGTCTATAGATGCTTCTGAAATATACTTAGAAAACTCAAATAGTACTTATAACCAATATTACGCGGCGTTAAATAATTACACTTTAGATGTTACTTTTGTTTGTAATGAAAATGTATATACAACTAAAAAGTTTGATAAATTAGTTCTCTATCTATCTGGAAATGAGAATGACCAAAAATTTACTACTTTTACATTTACAGATTCTGTAAGCAACACATCTTTTACGCAATCAGTGGGTGATAACTTAATTAGAATGTCACATGGCAAACATGTAATACCAATAACAAATGCAGACGGAACAGCTAAAGCTACAGGCCAACATTTAATAATCAACATACAAAGTTCAAGTGGTTCTTCAATAGAATTGTTTGGAGCTTTAGTGCATAATAGAATTACAACATGATAAAAAATTTATCGTTCGAACAAGAACAAGAGTTAGCTAACGAAATCTATTACGGTGGAGGTTATACTAAAAAATACTCTGAAGGAGGTTTTTTTAAAGGTACTTACGATAGAGATAACCCAAATAGGGAAGATATGTCTGATGCACGTAAACTTACATCTTTTGGAAGTGAGAAAACTGCTAAAACAGTTGGGGCAAGTATTGGGGTAGTTGGAGCTGCTGCTGAAGCAATTGGTGGAGACACAGGTAATGTAGTCGGAAGTGCAGCTAAATACGCTCAAATGGGTATGGTTGCTGGTCCAATAGGAGCAGGTGTAGGAGCGCTTATTGGAGCTGGTGTTGGTCTAGTACAAAACAAAAAAAAGAAAAAAGAGGAAAAAGCTGCACAACAAAAATTAGAACAAGATGAAGGCTACAACATGTTTATGGAAGACCAGGAAGAGTTTGCTGGCTATGAAGAAGGTGGTAAAATTAAAACTGGTGAAACTGATAAAATAAATAATGCAGTTAAGCACAAAAAAAATATTCTTACAAATGCATTAGGCTTAAGGTTTTCTGTAAATCATCCTGAATTTTACAATCAATTAGTAGATTTACCAGTAGATAATGTTAATACAATAGCAAATAGCTATCGTGATATAAGAAAAGGTGCGAAAGGAATCACGGGTTTAAAAAGTGGCCTGAAGTATTATAGTGGCCTTAATTTAGATAAATTACACGAAGCAACTGTTGGCTCAGGTATTGAAAAACAAGACATAAGAAACGTTGTAAAACAAGAGGTTAGTAATAAAATTGATTTAGGCTTTCTTGGAGATGCAGCAGTGACTGCGGCATTAAAGGCAAAAAACTTTCAAGATGGTGGTACTATTTTAGGAAGTAAAAAATATGAAAGAGGTTTAAAATACGCAAGTTTGTCAAACGAAGAAAGCCTCAGACTTTTAGAGCAAGAAAAAAATATAGAAAAAATTACAGGAGACTCATACAAGCAAGAGTTTTTAGATAGTTTTAATAATACATATAGCGACAACACAAGAACAAATACACTGCCTTTTATAGAGTCTGAAGAAAAAAGATTAGAAAACTTTGTAAGAAGAGATAGAAGCAAACCTGTCACTCAAAATATGTTAGACATGGCAGGAGCAGGACCTAGTGCAGAAAATGTTAAATTTGCACAAGAGTTTGAAGTTGGAGGTATGACAAAAGGAGCATATAGTCATTCATCAAACCCACTAACTGTCGTAGATAAAAACGGTAAAGATACAGGAATGGAACTAACAGGTGGTGAAGGAGTTTTTGATAAACCATTTATGGGAAAACTTAGTAATCTATTAGCTGGAGGAAGATACCAAGAAGCAGGTAAAGCAGTACAAAACGAAATGTCAACTTGGAAACACAAATAAGATGGATAAAAAAGAACTTTTAAGGTTATTAAAAATTCATACTAAAGGTACTGGATTATTTCCTGAAGCTATGATGGCTCAAATGATTACTGAGTCTGGTATGAATAATAAAAAAGGCCTATCTCAACTATCTACAAAATATAACAATTATTCAGGTCAAAAAGCAAGTGGTGTTACTTTATCGAAAGGTAAAGAAGGTGTCGACTATGTTATCATGGGGACAGAAGAAGATTTACCAACAAAAGAAGCGGCTGAAGCTTACGTAAAAGAGAAAGAGGCAAAGGGAAAAACAGGGGGACAAAAATCAAAAATAGAAGTTAATCCTGCTGGTGGTTATACTGTAACTCTTGGTCAGCCTTTTAGAATATTCAAAACTCCTGAAGAGGGCGTTTCAGGACATGTTAGATTTTTAACAGGAGAAGGATACCAACAAAGTCAAAAAGATAGGTACGCTAAAGTAAGAGCAGCTAAAACTCCTGAAGAACAAATTATACAATTAAAGGAAGCAGGATATGCAACTGATTCAGAATATGTAAATACAGTAACTAGTGTGTTAAACGACTCTGTAAGAGTTGATTTTCCACAATTTGCTACATCTACTACTAATACTGAACAGTTAACTACTGCCGACTTAAAAGGTACTACGGGAGACCAAATAATACCTGGTACAGGCACAACTATAGATGAAGGTACTAGTAATATAGCTAGCTTAATAGATAGGAATAGGCAGATAACTGCTAATTATGATTTTTTACAGCCTGGCGATAACGAGGCCTTAGAGTTAGCAGAAAAAGAATTAAGAGAAACCATGATTAAAGACCATGGTAGGGAATGGAAAGACGAAAAAGGATTTGTTTCTCCAGAAAAAAGAGGAGGAACTGAAGGATTTAGGAATCAAGCTAATGAAATTGTAATTCGTAATCTATCTCAAGGTTTAGATGGTAATACTAGCGAAGGAGCTGAAGCTTTAAAAAGGAGAATTAGAGGATTCACTAAGCTTGTTAATAATGAAACGTATCAAAAAAACATATCTAAAGCGTATGAGAAACAAGTCCCTCAAACTTTTTTTGGTTCTGAATTAGCTTATATAGATTTAGTTAGTGATTCATCTTTTAACGAAACTCAGTTAGTTCAAGCGTCTGGAGATTACACCTTTAAGGCTGACCAGATAGGTTTCCCTCATGTAAGTAAAAGGAATGTTGACGACGCTACTGAGGCTGCTATAACTGAAATCGCAGCTAACAATCCAGTCGTTCAGCAAAGAATTTTAAATGGTGAATACGACCAAGTTTTAGAAGATTACCAAAAAGGTATTATAAAACTTGTTAAAGAAGATAAGTCTAGACCTGAAAATGTGACTTCAGCATTGGTTGAAGAAGCTATGGATGAAGCTCCTATAAAAGAAGGAGAGGCGGCTCATGACGCTCGTATCAAACAAATGCTTAAAGATACTGGTTCATATAATGAAGACGGTACTTTAATTACAGAAAAACAAGCTAATAAAAAAGAAGCTGCAAGAATAGCTGAACAAAAAGCTTTACAAGACCAAAAAGATGCATCAAAATTAAAAAATGCTGAAATGGCTTTAACAGGTCTTAAAGCAGCAGCAGGTATAATATCTTTATCACAAGCACTTAAAGCACCTGAAGTTGAAACTCCTGAGCTTTCACCTTTATTGTTAGAGTCTTTGCAAAAATCAAAAGAACTAGCAGAGTCAGGAATGACTTCAAAAGAAAAGTCAGCTGCAATGCAAAATCTAAATGATGCTTATGCTGGTGCTATGAAGAATGTTTTAAGGGCTTCAGGCGGACAAAGAGGTATGTTTTTAGCTAACCAAGGTGTAGTAGACGCAGGTAGAATACAAGGCCTTAATCAGCTTGCGGCTGAAGATGCAAAACTAAAAAGACAAAATGTTAAGCAGTATAATGCTTTAGCAAGCTCTGTAGGTACATTGCAAATGAACAGAGATATGAGTGTTGAGACTATGAGACAAGCAACTATTAACAATAATAGAAAGACTTTGTCAGGAATTGGTGGTAACTTGCTCTCAGATGCGTTAAGCGATGTAGGATATTATTTAAGCCCAAATAGAGAGAAAATGATGGACTTAACAAACCAATTGTTAAACCAAACTTCTGGAAGTGGAACTAAAGCCGATGTTAAAGACACTCCAATAACAACTGCATCTTTATATGCAAATGATGTAGAAACCGATAATGTATCAACAGAAGAAATAAAACCTGAATAATGGACTATTCTAAAGTAAATAATGCCCTTAATGGTTGGGTTGGCTCAGGAGCTAGAAGAGATAGAGCTAAAACAGAGTTAGCAGATGCTATGCAAATGATGCAAGCACAACAACAAGTTCAAGAAAATAACTACGCTAAAGAAAAAGAGCTTAACGATTGGCAAGAGTATATACACGGTATGGCAAGTCAAATTGCTGTACGTAATGAAGACAAAGACAGAATACAAGCTTTGTACGACCAAGAAAAAGAAACGTTTATATCTGAGCTTGCTAAGCACAATAACGACCCTGTTAAGTTTATGAATTCAGGAGGCAGAAGAACTATGACTAATTTTTTTAACAACATCTCACAATCTGATGAAGCTAAAAGAATAAAATCTAACACAGAGCAAGTACAAGGTTTTTATGAGCAACTTGAAGGTAATAAAGGTGAGTTTGCACATTTAATATCTAATCAAGAAAGACGTGAATTTAATGCTTTTATGGAAGGTAGTATTGACACGTTTAAACACAGAAGTCTACATAAATGGGAACAACCAGATGATAAAGCTGTAGGTAATACTTTAGCAGACAAGTTTTTACAACATAATCACAACTTTAGAGTTTTCCAAGATAACTATATGATTGAGTATGGTTTATCTCCAGAAGAAGCTATGGAGCTCACGGAAGATGATTTAAGACCATACGTTGCACAATACGTAGGTGGTGGTAATCCAATGCGTGCATTGCAAAGAACTTCTCAAGAAGGAACAAGCGTAAACAAATCAGTGGCTGGACGTATACAACGTCAGCATAAACTACTAGGAATGAAGAAGGTAGATACCTCTGTAATATCTGGTAAGTCACCTGAGTATGTACAAACTTTACGTGACTACGATATGGGTAATTTTACTATGGGTGTAACGCCTGAAAATACTAATATTATGGGTCATAGAGGTTTTGTTGGAAATGAGCTTACTATGGCAAAAGCTGTGTTAGGTAAAGACAACGTTGATGATATAGATAAGTTTATACCTGATGTGCAAGCAATCAGTGGTAGTTGGTATGAAGAAGACGGAGCTATGGTAACACCAGGTGAAACTATGGGTGATTTAAGACCAGGCGCTATATTTATGGGCTACAAGATAAAACAAGCAGATGGTTCGTATCAATTAGTTAAGAAAGAAGATTTAGATGGTGACGCTAGAGAAGTGGAACATGCTCTTATTCAAGAATACGAAAGCGATGACGTGCTATGGTTTAACAGTTACTATTATAATGAAATAGACCCTGAGCAAACTAAGGTGATGACAACATACAGTAAGTTGTTAGGTGAAGATGCGTCTATAGGCAAGTTTACTGCAGAGAAATTATCAGACGCACCTGCGCAAGTTCAAACAAAACCAATAAGCGCACAATCATCTGAACTCGAATTACAAGAACAAATACCGAATTATGTTGCTCCTGTAGAAAACATAATGAATAAGATTGGTTTAGGTACAAAGAAGAATGATACTACAAAAAGTATTTTATTATCTTTAGCAGCTGTAGAAGGCGATATGAGTTCAGGTATAAATTCATTGATGGAGCGATTTAGCCCTAACAATGCACCAGAACTTAATCAAGCTTTATTAACAGGTACATCAAATGATTTCTACAGATTGTATTTTAAGTATCTAACTGACATGGGCGCAGACCCAGTTGAAGCAGAAAAATACATTACACAAGTTGATGAATTAAGAGAAAAAATACAAAAGGCACTATAAGATGGCTGAAAAAACGAATCCTATTGAACAACAATCTAACGAATATTGGAACAATCAAACACCTGAACAAGGTATAGAGCAATATGATAAAGAGTTAGATAGCAGCTTTAAAACTCCACCTACATCAGACGGCATACACTTTCAAGGAACAGACGTTCCTATGCCTGTTTGGATGAGACCTGAAGACGAATCTCCAATGCAGTCTGCACTCACAGACGCTTCTTATGCAGACCCTGTTAACCCAGTTGAGATTGATGAAAACATGGGTTTCATAGAAATGGCTGGAAAGTCTTTTGTTGTTGGTGTTGGTGATATGGTTGACAGCTTTGGAGACATAGCTGATTTTATGGGGGGTAGTGTATCTAGCGACGTGTCTAAACAAGTCTTTGGTACAGATACGTCTAAACCTATTTCAGATTCGTTACATAATTTTGCAGATTACTTGCATTCATTTGGTGACGATGTTCCTGGTTTAAATGACTTAGAGAATGTTACATGGGATGATTTAGCAGATGTTGATTTTTGGGCTACAGGTGTAGCTCGTATGATACCATTTGCATTGTCATTAATGGTTCCTGCAACATATGCAGCTAAAGGTATATCTGCAGTTACAAAAGGTGCAAAGTTTTTAAAGTCATCAAAAGCGATAGCAAAGGGTGCTTCATCTTTAGGTATAAAAAAATACAGTTCTTCATTAGCTGCTAGAGGTTTAATACAAACTGGAATGGCTACTACAGGAGCAGGTGCTACAGCTAACCTTATAGAAGGTGCTGCACTAGCAGGGCAAACATTAAACGAAGGTGTAAAGCAAGGCCTTACAGAGCGTGAGGCAATGAATGCTGCACACTTAGTATACACAGATAACTTAGCTTCTATGGCGGCTGATATAGTTCAGTATGGACTATTTATGGGTCAAATGGGTATAGGTAAGGGTGCGCTTAATAGTGCAAAAAAACTAGGTGCTAAATTTGCTGGCACAAGTACTGCTAAAACAGTTGCAGGCGTTGCAGGAAAAGCAGCTGTGAAAACAGGAGCAAGTGCATTAAAAGCACCTGGTATAAAGAATGTAATTAAAAACTCTTTTAAAGCTATAGGAATGGGTGCTGCTCAAGGTGTCACTGATGGTGTAGTAGAACAATTTCAAGAGGTTTATCAAGATTGGGCAATACAAAGAAGAATAGCAGAACAGAAGGGTCAAGACTTTCCTGATTATTTAGATTTCTTTTTAGCTGATGAACAAAGACCAACAAGAGTTTTGTCTTTTGCGACTAGTCTTATCATGTCAGGTACATCTAACACAATACGTACAGCCACAGAAAACAGAAGCTTAATGCAGAAGTCTATAGATAATAGAAACGAAACACACCAGTATGTGTCTGCGTTTACTAAAGACTTAGGTAATGGAAAGTTTACTGTTAAACGACAAGTTACAGTTAATAAAAAGAATGAACAAGGAGTAGTAATAGGTACAGAGCAAAAAGAAGTAATAGAAGAGTTGTCAGCAGATGAAGCAGTAGAGTTTATGAGAGACTCAGCAGCTTACAATATGGCAATGAATGCTGTTAAGGAAGGAGACCAAGAAGTAGTACTAGACTTTTTTGAACAACAATACCAACAAGGTAATATAACAGAAGAGCAACACACTACATTTAAAGATACTCTTAAGGAGGTTGAAACAGCTATGGAAGGTAAACCAACTCATGATTTAGATAACATGGGTAAATCTAAGCTTGTTGCTAACTCTTGGTTGTTGCAAACAAGTAAGAAAAGACTAGCACAACAGAGAGAAGGTATTGAAGCTAAGATAGCATCTATAGAGCAAAGCATTAAAGATGGAGACATCAAAGAGAAGTCAGGTAAGAAACAAATAGAAGGTCTTAAGAAGTTAGCCGAGTCATCGTTAGCAGCACAAGAAGAACTTATTAAAGGTGCTAAAGAAAATATAGACGAAGTATATAGAGAGTCTGAAAAGCGTAAGGAAACGAAAGACTTTATATCAGATAAAGCACCTAAGCTTAAAGAAATAGTAGCAAAAGAAAAAAGAGGTGAAGAGCTGACTGATGAAGAGAAAGCTTTGATTGATGATAGTGAATTGTCAAAAGAGTTTTATAAGGCTGAAAAAGCAGAGCAAGATACAAAAGAAGCTTATGAAAAAGTGGAGTCCGAAATGGGTGACGACATGGAAGGCTATACTTTAGATAAATCACAGACAAAAGACGGCACTTATGTGTTTGTTAAAGAAAACAAGAAAGAAGGTAGTGTTAGCACTGTAACCTTAAACCCTGACGGCTCGATAGAGAAGACTTCTGGTAGAATTGATGAGGTAGTAGATGAAGTTGAAAAAGACCTCTTAGAGAAGGAAAAACTAGAAAAAGAAAAACAAGAAGAAAAACAGAAAGAAGAAGCAAAAGAAGAGGCTGAAGAAGATAAGACTGAAGATAAAACTGAAGACAAAAAAGAAGAAGACAAGAAGGATAAGCCTAAGATTAAAATACCTTCTTATCTAAATGGAAAAAACATTAAAGACTCTGCTTTATTAGTTAGAGATATAGCTTTAAAGTTTGCGAAAGCGTTTTTTAATAAAGAGAAAGCAGTAAAAATAGTTAATGCTATTGAAGCTGCTGCTATGCGAAGAAAAGTCAGACGTACAATTAGAATGGGTGGTGGTTCAGATAGAACTCTAGCTAATTTATATGCAAAGAAAGCTGTAGATGGTATTATATCTATACAGTTTTTAGATGAAATATATTCACACGGTGAGACTGCCGCAGCTTATGCTATGGGTATGGGTGTGTTTATTAACCCATCAGCGTCTACAGATAGCCCAGAAGAGGCATTGTTCCACGAGAACTTCCATATATTTAGAATGCTATATGGTAAGACTAAAGAAGTAATGAAGATGATGAGAGCTGTTGTACATCAACCTGTGTACAAGAAGATGAAGCTCGATTATCAAGAAAACATTTTATACGCAGTGCCTGATGGTACTGGTAAAATGAGAACTCTTACCCAAAAAGAAGCATTAACTCTATTAAAAAGAATACAAGAATCTAATGGTCAAGGTAGTTTATTTCCAGTTATAACGAAATATGCAGACTATATAAGAGAAAATGGTTTAGCAAATAACGATGAAACAAAGAAAGCTTTTTATGAGGCTTCTTTAATTTTATTTAACGAAGCTGGTTTTGTTGAACTTGCAGGAAGTAAGCAAGTACATATACAAGACGAAGCATTAGCAAAACTAGGTGGTTTATACGGTTCGGTTAATCAAGACATATTTATACAAGGACAAGCTAAGAAAGACTTTAACGATGGCATGAAATCGTTTAAAGAAATGATAAGAGGTTCTATTACAGAGGAAGAAGCACAATCTGCATTCCAAGTTATATCAAAAGATTTATATGACCCAAGCAAAACTCGTAAAGGTACTGAGTCTTTAGAAACTTTATTTGCTAAAATTAATGATGTAGTTCGTAAGAATGAGGCAAATTATGGTGAGTACGCTAGTACACAGGCTGCACAAACTAAAAAATATAATAAGCGTAAAGCTATTACTAAAGAAGCTATTAACATAATTAATGGTTCTGAAAGTCAAGCTAAGTTATATGCTGAAGAATTTGCTAAAACAAGTTTCGATGCCTTAATGGACAAAGCTAAACTTGATAATGAAGAAGGTTTAAAAGAGTTTATAGAAGACTCTATAAATTTACAGTCTAGCGTACAAAAAACCTATAAACAAGTTGCAAGTACGTTGCTTGGTAAATACGCTCAAGAAACGTATGTAGGCTCGCCTGATTATAATATAGCAAAAACAATACTGCTAAGTGAGCATAAGAAAATTAAGAAACATATACTTAATGCACACAAACAAGCTTTAAAAAATAAAATAGCACAAAAAACAGAGCAAGTTTTAATTAATTTAGATAGTGCGGAGATAAACGATTTGTCTCAAAAGTTTAAAAACCTTGAGCAATTTGTAAAAGTAGAAGGGCCTGTCGAGTATACAGAAGAATTAACAGCTGATGATACTTTTTCTGATTTAATAGGAGCAGACCCTAAAGGTATATCTGAACAATTTTCTACAGTAATAGACTTCTATGTACGTAGAGAAAACAATTCACAAGGAGGTTCAGGTGTTACTAAAGACAACTTACTTACTATATTAAGAAATTTTAAAGACGAAACACGTAGTAGTGATGAATTTGTTGAAAAGTCTTGGGGTAAAATTGAAGAATATCTAAAAGGTAGCTCTGCAAAACTAACTCGACAAGATGCAATATTAGGAAGCTTTTTTACTTATTTAACTTCAGAACTAGATATAATACCTTATACGACGCCTTATAGCAGAATGGGTAGCACCAAACTATATGGTACTGCTTTGCAAGGAGCTTATTTGCAACTTGATTCTATGGTTACTGAAAAAAGTATGTTCATTACCACTGATGGCTTTGGATACACAACAAGTAGAGAAGCTGCAAGAAGTATACAAAGTGCATTAGACTATACTTTAATGCTTGACATTGACACTATAAAGCCAGGAACTACAAGGTTAAAACAAACTTTAAGTTTCTTAAGTGGATTCCAATTTTCTAAAAACGAGTTAAGTAGAGATGATAAGGCGGCTATGTACACTTATCAAAAGAGAATGAAATACTCTCAAAGTGCTGCTGAACTTTTATATAGCGATAACATAGGAGACACTCAATTGTTAGAGTTTATAAATACATATTTCCTACCTATGAATCAAAATAATTCTCAAGGTAATGGGTATGCTTTTACATACGAAAACCTTGATGATTTTATGGTTTATGATGTCGATACAGACTCTAATGTTTCTTTAAGAAATTATTTTTCTAACAATAGAATTGAACAACTACTGTTTGACTCTATGACAATACAATTTCCTCAAGGAGAAGACATGTCTTGGAAAACTATAGCTGGTAAAACTGCAAAAGAATCAGGTCAGGCGTATAAAGACAAAGCTATGACCGAAGTGTTTAGAGCTGTATTTAAAAATTCTCCAGCAATCAAAGGTGGTAAGAGAATTTCTATTAGCCCTGAAAATTTAGCTATAGCTGAAGAAAAGTTTTTAAACAATTTTAGATTTGCTTATCAAAACACAGAACGATTTAGTGTAGCTAAACATGGTAAGCCTAATTATGTAACAAAACTGAATACACAATCAAGAATATTTTCACCAAAAGCTGATGAAATATACAATGGCTTAGTTGCAAAAGACGATGTCGTTGCTCGTATTAAGTCAGCTAAGATTGATACAAATTCTGAAACAAGTTTAAGAAACGCACTAAACTTTTTAGGTTTAGATTCAAGCATGACTTTACCTGAAGTTTTAGAATATTTTGAAATAGAAGCTATAGGGGAAGAAGGTTTATGGTTGCAGTATTCTGAAAAAACTTGGAATAAGCCAATTAGAGCCTCTATTAATATTAGAGCTAATCAAAAAGGCTTTATAGATTTATCGCTTAACAATCTGCAAGGTCATAAAAAATCAGCTAAGGCTGTTATTGCAACATATCAAAGTGAAAATAACAATCTGTACATGTCTAATATAAAGACACCAGAAGGTAATACTTTAAACAAAAACACAAGAAAGTACTTCTTAGAGTACAATAAAGACTTGCTTAACGATATGGTTGTCAACAACTTTGACGATTTTTCTAACATGTTTACAGAAGGAGATATTGTAAATCCTTATGCTGCTGGAATGATGGACAACTCTTACAAACTTGAATACACATCTTTAGATGGTAGTATTGCAACAGGTAAAGATAGAGATAACATACAAGCAGACGAAATAACTAGAAGCGATATAAAAGCTATATCTAAAGCAATTAAAGAAGGCAATACTTCTTACATGCAAGTAATACGAGATTTCTCAGACAAATCTAGACGATACTATGCTAAAGCCTTTATATCAGTTGCAAAAAGGACTTCGTATGGAAATTATTTTAATAATGTAGTCAAGAAAAAAAATGGTCTTGATTACAATAGATATATGGAAATAGACTCTAATTTATATGCAGGAGCTTATTCTAATAACAAAGAAATAAAAAACGCACGTGCAGAACAAAAAAAATTAGAAAAGAAATTTATTAAAGGTTGGATAAAATCAACTACTAAAGACTTGCAAAAAAAGCTTGCAGAAGTTAGAGCTTATCATAATGCTAAAACGAAACAAGTTATAGATAACCACAATAGTGATTCAGATTTTGATTTGTTTAAAGTTGCTAGTCAAAAAACAATAGACTTCTTATCAAAAACCTATGACATTAAAGGATATGGTAAATCTGTATCTACAGTTAAAGGAGAGCTTAACCTATTAGGTGACTTAGCTTTTCAACAAACTATAGATGGTAAGATATATGATGTTTTAGACACAAATACTCATGTAGAAATGATGGAGGCTCTTGACCTAGACTATAGTCAAGCTATTGCTTCTTTACACTATACACTGAATAAGTATTGGTTGCAAGATTTAAACTCTTTTGTAGGTGAAGAATCAAACTATTCAGAGAAAAATAAAAGGTCTACATTATTTATAGCCCCACATGATAAGTTGTTTGGAGGTAGAAGAGTTGAGCCTTTGGTTTTTGATGACGAAAAAATATCATTTGAAGACCAGAAACAAAAGGTTAAGGTAATCGACTACGAAACTGGAAAGTTAAAAGAAATAGAGCTTAATCCTAAAACAGCTGATTCTGCATCTTTTGTTACTATTGACGAAGCTCAAAGAATGATGGCTTCTTACGGAGGTATGTCTGGAGTTCAAGGCTCTTTTAAATTAGTTGGTGCAGGACGTAATTATGACAACAAAAGAATGGCATCACATATTGGTTTGTCTGCAAATCAATTTTACTTTAAAGGACACACTATTGTATTAGACAATAAAGTTAAAGGTGTTCTGAAAGGTATATATACAAAGATGAAATCTAGAGAGGCCTACTACAAATCTAAAGGCCTTGATAATCACAGTGTTATAGCTTACAACTCTGAAGCCGTAAAGAAAGGTTTAGTAAAGGGTGTTAATTCATTCTCACTAGCTAATTTAAACGACAAACAGTTTGATATAAACGTAGAAATGGATAAGTATTCATTTGACGTTAGTACTGGTCTTAGAGGTTATGATGGTAGATTTTTTGGTGTTCAAAACGAACTTGATAAAGAAGCAGTTACTGCAACTGCAGCTAAACAAAAAATAGGTAGTATAAACGTGTTTTATGACCATCAAGACGCTTCAGTGAGAGCTGCAACTAAAAAAGTACACGTAGCATACGGTAAAGCTTTAGATTTACAATATAAAGATAATCTAGAAGGTTATTCTTTTGAGGGTCTAGCTAAACAAGATTTAAATGCATCTTCTATGCCACCTGCAATTAGAGCTATGTTTTCTCAAGGGTACATGTCTTTACCTGCAATGAAAGACGCAGCATACCAAATTGCTTCTTCTAAAATTAAAAAGAATCAAAAACTTAGAACTAAAGGTACACTTTCTATACAAGAAACAGACTTAATAGAAGGTCATGAAATAAAAGATGGTAAACTTATAGAAACTGATGATACACTAAAACCAACAAGTGTAGAAGAGGTTAATGGAGAAATGGTAGTAGAGCATGCTGAAGCTATAGTAAGTGGACATATGGCTCGTAAACTAGGCGTAAAAGAAGGTGATTTGTTTTTAGCAACTCGTATACCTGCTTCATCGGCTGGTTCAACCATGGTAATGAAAGTTAAAAAAATATCTAAGAAAAGCGGTAACACTATAGCTATTAGTTCTAAAAGCTCTGAAATTATTGGTGCAGATTTAGATGGCGATATGTTACACATAAATGTTTTAGATAAAAGCAAAAAATTATCTGAAATAGCTCAAGCTAAAAACGACTTTATACAATCTATTATAGACTTGTATTCTATGCCTGAAACCATAAACATGTTGACTCAAATTATTGAATTTGACAAGAACATTGCAGAGCCTTCAAACATGGCTTTATATGGCAATAAAGAAGGTAGTACAGATATAAATAACGATTTAAGTATTTTAGGCGCTAACAACACTTTTGCAACAAGCAAGGGTAATGTACCAATGATTGGTAATATAGCAGCACAGAACCTTACATTTAGTTATATAGCACAAAACAACCCTAGGCTGTTCTTTGAATTTAGTGAAGACCAAAAAAACCCTATTACCATTAAAACTAAAAGCAATAGAAAGGGGTTTACTAATCTAAGCAATACAATAAACAGAGATGGTAAGGGTACTTTTTATGAACTGTGTAATTACTTAAATCTTATTTTAGATGATGGTAAATATGGTAATAGAGCTAAGTTTCAATTTGTAAAGTCTACAGCAAGCCAATTTATTACATTGATTAAATATGGTATGAAGCCTGCTGAAATTTCATTGTTTTTAAAAGAAGTAAATTTTGCAAGCTTTGATAACATGGAAACTTCTGAGGTTAAAGAATTGACTGAAAGAGCTGCACATGATTTGTTTAGAGATAAATATCCAGGCTCAAAATATACACCATCAGTTAATGAAATTATACAAGAAATTTTTGTTTTAAACGGAAGCCTCGAGTTTGATTTAGCAGCAATGACTGATAAACAATCTCCTTTCTATAAAAAAGAAGGTTACAATAAAGAAGCCTTATTGTTTAACCACGTAATGAAACAAGTAAGTCAAGACATATTAAACCTTAGTTTATTTGTGAGTCTAGACAAAAGATTTAATGTAGATACTATATCAGGTTTATTTGAACATCAAGAAGCTGTTGCAGCACTAAATAGACAGGAAGATATAGAAAAAACACAATCTAACAATCCAGTTTTTTCTAATTTCAGAGACAAAAACTATAAACTTATTAAGCAAAGCTTAGATGAAAGTACACAGCTAAATAACGGTTATAGCAAGGGGCTGTTAGGTGACTTTACAATAGATGAAGTTATTACAACAGACAATGATGGTATACTTAATTCTGAACGTGCATTAGCACCGAAACAAAGTGAAACTGACCCAGACGTTTATTTACCAATAAACATCTATTCGGACTTTGATGATGTTGCTAGTAATGCTGATAAAAACAAAAATATAGTAAAAGCATTAAATTTTGGTAGAATGCTTATACATTCTAATTATGATGTAGAAACTGAACTTAACAAACTACACGAAGAAATGTTAGGCGAAGAAAGTCCTCTTTCTGATTGGGCAACATCATCGGTCGAGCTTAAAATGTTTAACTTATTTGACATGGCTTATACTAAAATATCAGACGATGTACAAGCTAATAAATATAAAGGCAACAAGTGGTTAGATAGAGAGAACGGAATACTTAAAATAAGACCTAGAACCTCATTTGTTACTAATAGCAAAGGTGTAATATCACAAGTTAATAATTACGACGTATCTATAGATGTAGAAAAGGTATCTAAACAATTAGAATTTGTTGAGCAAGTAGACTTGTATAAAAAAGATTTTGCTAAGCTTAGCCCTAAAATGAAAACGTTGTTAGTACTTACAGACTTTTTAAACACTGGCTGGGGAAGTAAAAATTCTGGTACTTCTATGATACCTTATATGGATAATAATACTATTTCTAAAATAGATAATTATTATAAAAAAGTACAAAACAATGAAGACGTAAGTACTTTTGATGGTGACATGGAAATTTTAAAAGATAGGCTATCTGATAAGGTAAACTTTACAGGCATACCTGCAGTTGATAATAGAAGAATTGCAGCTATACTTAATCTAATGGTAAACGGTGTAGATGCACAATCTAGGACTATAAAAGAAACAGGCGAAGTTGTTGCATACAACTCTTATAATGGTTTATATCCTACCTATTCGAAATCTTTAAATCAGGGTGGTTTTGCAAATGAATCATCTTTTACTAAAGATTTGCATCACAAAACTGAAATATCATCTCGTACAGGAATAGAATTAACATCTAAAAAAGATGGTTATGTGTACAAAAAATCTGAATACCAATTTAAACAAAATACAAGTTGGCCACAATTAGCCATTACTACTTTAAGTAAAGAAATTGCTAATGACAAAAATTCAGTGGAATCATTTATTACATATGAAGACAGAAATGCTTTAATAGACGAGATTCAAAATGATTTAAAGAATGAACAAAATAAAAAATACCTTAAAGTTCCCACTCATGGTACGCAAAATTACGGTGCTGTAGGTGAAAAAATGAATAAAAGAGACTACTATAAAACTCTATTAGAGCAGCTTGTTAGAGAAGGTAAAAGTAATGTTAGAAAACTTTCAGACCTTAATCAAAATGAAATAGACCAGCTAGAAAAACAATATAAGGTTTATGAAAAGTCTGTAGAGTTTATCAAAGGATTATATACACAAGACAAAGATTTGTTTAATAACTCTACATACAAACTTAACTATAAAGACAAAGCTAATAGTTTTTCTGCGTTAAAACTTAAAATGAATGCAGTATCAGAAGCGTACAAAGAACTACGTGATGAAATTAAAAGCAAGAGAATTGCTTTAGGTAAAGAGAATTATAATGTAGACCCTATAGCAGCAGCTTCCCTTATACAGTACATGCAATACAAATTCAGTGAACATATTACTGAATACCAAATTGCTGATTGGGAAAACAAACACGGTAAGAGTTTTGTTGAAGAAATTACAAAACCTAATTCTGAGCTTAGAAAAAAAGATATAGGTTTATTAGACTTAATATGGTCACCTGGTGATTTTGGTAAAAGCAAACCTGCTATAGCGTATATTAATAAAGAGCTTAAAGGCACACACATGACCTTTACTAGAAATATTTCTTTGATGACTGAAGAAATGAATGGTAAACTAGATGCTTTGTACAAAGAAAAGTTTGGTGATGGTATGCGCTCTAAGGGTATAGCTTTGATGAAAAAATACATACCGTTTGGAACTTTATCTTATGATGAAATACTATTTGGTAATTTCTTTAGTTTTAACGACAGAGACAGAAAAGGTATTAAAAAAACCATTAACAAAGATGGTGAAGTTACATACAGAGATGTGTCTAATTTAGAACTTAAAAGTATTTTCTTTTTTTCTAGAGGTAAATTTGCTAATTCACATGAACTAAAAAGCGACGAGTTTTTAACTAAGTCTAAAGATAAGGGTGGGGCTGGTTTATCCAAAGCAGAATTAGATTATTTAAAAATGTATGTAAAGTATACAAACTTCTACAGAAACATGATTGAGGCTAAAAACCTTTACAAAGCAAATAAAGGTGCTGCATATATACCTAACATAAACTCTTCTACTTGGGAAACTTTACACAGACGTGGTTTATATGGTATGTACTTCCAAATGTCTAAAGGGGATGAGGATTTCCAAGACATTAAGATTACAGCAATTAACCCAATTACTAATCAAGAAGAAACTCTAGATTACTTTAGTTGGAAAGCAATATACATGCATGCACCAGGTGAAAAGTTTACAGTGTACAGACCACAAAAAACTAAAAGAGGTGTTACAATGGTTTCTAGAGAAGAAACTAGCTTGCAGCAAATGACTGCTTTAGAAAGAAGAAAAGGTTTTAATGAAATTAAAAGTAAAGCTAAAAGTATTTGGGAAGCAAGGAAAGATGATAATGGTGACTTTGTAAAGATACCGAGTGCATTAAATCAATTAATGAATTTAGAAAGTGAAACAGTTATAAACAGAAGTTTACATAGACGTTCTATGTCGTCAGCTTATTTAGCTACTTTTAATATGCACAAAGCTTTATCTAATTACAATAGGTTAATGATGTTTCAGCATGGTAATCAATACAAAGATAAGAATGGTGTATACCATCATTTGTCTTGGGCTGGTGACGATGGATTCGAAGTGGTAAACCCTATTAGTCCTGACACATTTCCTTTAGCATTTTCAGGATTTAACGAAAAACTAGGAGAAGTTGATGCAGCAATATCTTCATTAGAAATTAAAGACAACAATCCAAACGCTTTTAAGTATTTAGAAAAAGTAGTTAAAGGTGGTTTAATTAAAAAAGAAAAGAATTTAACTTGGACAGATAGCCCATACAAAATACTTAATCAACAACCAGAAAAAGTTGTAGTAAACTTCTTCACCCAATGGACAATGTATGTTGCTTTAGGTCTAAACTTTAGTGCTGCAGCAGGTAACGTGCTTATTGGTAAGTTTAATGCATACAGACAAGCAGGAGGTAAAGCTCTACTTAAAGGAGAAGCTAGATTCTGGGGTCTAAATAAAGATACTGCTTACAACCCATCAGATAGAGAGAAAGCTAGAAAAATGATTAGCACTTTCGGTATTTTGACCTATAGAGCTGAAGAAGTTGCTGAAGGTATTGGTGGTAGCTCATTGAGTAGTTTGTTTTTTGGCCCAATGGTACTAGCAGAAAACTGGATACAACAAGCATCTTTCTTGGGTAATTTAGAGCAAGAACAATGGGATTCGTATTTTATCAATAAAGACGGAGAACTTGAACATAAAAGCGATAAAAAAGGTATTACTGAAACTGAACGCTTAGAGTGGGTAGAAAAATCTGCTGACTTTAAAAAACGTACAGGTAAAAATCTTAAACTTACAAAAGAAGACGTTGCTTCGTTAGAGCGTAAAGTAATTGATGTGCAAGGTAGAGGTTACTCTGAAACCGATATACGTTATATACAACTTTATTCATTAGGTAATATGGTTATGCAATTCAAACGTTGGTTGCCAACCTTTTTTGCTGATAGATTAAGACGAGAAGATGTAAATGATTTAGGTGATATGACAATTGGCTCTATGGTAGCATCTAGAGATTTCTTAGTAAAGATGTGGACTGAAGGCAAAATGTCTAATCCTAAAGAATTTAAAAAGGCATACAATGCTTTACCTAAGCACAGACAAGAGGCAGTAACTAGATTCTATAATGGTACTACCGCTACTACTCTAGCTGCGCTATTATATGCTCTTGTCTTGCACGGAACAGATGATGATGAGTGGGATGATACAGAAAAAATGATGGAAAAGTTTCTTGGTGATACAATGCTTATGGTAAATGTTCCAAAGCTTATATACATGACTAACATACCAGCCACCGATACTATGGAAAATTTAGCTTTAGCTATATCACATGGTATTGCTGGAACAGAGTATCAAAGAAAAGCTAAGTATGGAGACAAAGGAGACGCTAAAGCTATGGCACACTTTGCAAGACTTATGCCTGCATCATTACGCTCAGTGTTAGAAACTGGTAGCGCAGGTAAAAGTAACAGAAAATTAAACTAAATAATTAGTATATTTGTTAAAACAATTAAAATGGCAATACAGACACTAAAAGCAGACATAGCTAAGGAAGTAAATATTACAGCTCGTAGAAATGATTCATTTCAATTATTTCTAGAAGTTAAAGACTCTAGTGGTCTTATGGACTTAAGTGGTTTGCAAGGTTCTTTGCCTCATTACCAAGCTAAAATGTCTATTATAAACCAATCAGGCGAGCCTGTACTTAATATATACAGTTATTACTGGAAAGCTGTTGTTCCTGATAGTTCTGGTCACCCAGCAAACACTACGAGCGCAAACAGTAGTCAAGAAGGTCATTGGTCAGGTGATGCAAATACTGAAGGTATTGATTTAGTTGGACAAACAGGCGGTGCTTCTAATACTAAAGTAGTATTAACTGTTCCTTTTACGCACATGGCTTTTCAATCAGGAGATTATAAATACGATTTTCAAATAAGAAAAAACACAAGCATTGACAATACTAATGAAACAGCTTGTGAGTATACAACGTGGTTGTTTGGAACATTTACTTTAAATGCTGATATAACACAGATATAATGGCTCACGAAATAACAGTTAATGTTAGTACACCAACTGAAGAACTCACCATATCAGGCTATCCTGATGGGTTAGTTATTACAGACGTGAGCGCTGGTAGTCCATATGTTGTGGCTGAGCCTTCGAATACAATAAATGTTTTAGGTGAGTCTGGTGCTACTATAGTAACTGCTAATACGTATGCAGATAATAGTGCAGATGTTATAAATATAGGAGCTCAATTAAATGTTACAATAGGTACATTACTTGAAAGTCCTGTTGCATCTGAGTTAGATGGTTTTAAATATGCTTATCCAAACTTTGTAGACGCAGGAATAACCACAACTATTCATGGACCTACACATAAGTTTGGCGATGTAGTTTTCTTAAAGTCAGATTTATCCGATACAGCAAATGAATGGGGAGCTGTTTGTAAAACAGCAGATGTTAATGATATAGACAAAGGAGCTTACAATAATTTATTTATATTTATAAGTCATATAAACAATACATTAATTCTTTTACAAAAAGGATTCTTTGATTTAGAAGACGAAAATATATCACAATGGACTGCAGGTAGAGGTTTGTATTTAGATGATGATAATTTATTTGACATAACACCTACAAGCTCATCAGGTAATTGGATTAGGTCTCTTGGGTATTGCGTACCAAATAATAATAATAAAAAACGTGTTTGGTTTGACCCAGACAGTACATACATAAAAATAATATAACATGGCTAATTACCCACTAATATCAGGAAATGCACAATCAAAATTTGATTTATCAACTAATAGTGATAATGATTTTGATATTTTTGTTTCTTCAGATAGCAACAACATACAAACTGCTTTTTTAGTTTTTGTTTTAAAAAACACAGCAACAGACTCAGGAGAAAACCTTTTAATTAATAGTATAGAAGGTAATGCAGCCTTTAATGAGCATTTTACTTTAGACTTTATAGAAGATGGTCAATCTTTATTACACATGGGGCCTGATGGACAAGCGAACAATGTAATAAAAGCTCCGAATGCAGGAGGTTTAACTGCAACAGCTACAGGTGTAACAAATGCACAGCTTGTATCTGCAGCAAGCTTAGCGTCTGGAATAGTAGGGCATTATGGATTATTTGTTTCTAATGTTGGTGAATTACCATGGGATTCTACTTTTAATGCAGTAGGTTCATTTAAAATAGGAACTTTTTACAAAACACTCGATATAATTAATAACCCAATACCACCAAACAGTTACGCAACTTTTATAGCTAGGTATAAACCAACAACTTCTTTTAGTGAACAAGACCTTATTGACAATCCAATGCAGCTTACAATTGGTAATAGTTATAACGAAAAAGTAATTACATTTAATGGTGTTTCTGCAAATGATTTAATTTTTGCCGCAGTTGTAGGTACTGCTACTGATAATCCAGGAGCAACTGATACATTTACTGCTACAAGTGGTGTAATTAATGATGAAGGTGAATTTAATTTAGGTTATCATCCAACAGGATATGACTGGGGAACTGACAGTAAAACTTTAAAATTTACTGATATAAGTACAACACCAGGTGAATATACTTTTGAAGCTATGGGGATTTATACTAAAGCATTTTTTTCATATCGAAACGTAACTTTAGACGGTTATGGTTTGGCCAGCAATGAAATCGGTAATTATTTTTTACGAGAGAGGTTAAATGAATCATATAAACATATACGTGGTACTATAACTGAAGTTGGTAGTTGTGGAACTCTAGAAAATGAAGGACCAAATGTTACAATAACTGCGATGGAGGTAGCACCAAATGTTTATAAAAATTTTGAATTCAGAAATGACTCTGATGCACCTGAATTGATTAACATAAGGTCATCACACAGAAATTGGATAGGTGCTAGTGATGCTGCGGATTATGAACACGTTACAGCGGCAGACATTACATTAAAAACACATTACTATTTTAATGCAATTCGAAACATTAATTCTCCACAGCTTACAGCTCCTGGCACGAATAACGAATCGTTTGTTTTTTCAGTACGTACAGGGTTTTATAATAAACTTACAATGTCTGAAGATGAAAAAAATTTACATGCTGACAATAAAAAATTGCCAAGTGAAATAGATTGGAATGATAACAGTTTTAATACTTTTTTAACTTTAAACCAAAGCACTGAAGGTCCATATATTTCTAGTACAACAGGACCTATGTTTAGAGATAAAATGACAACTTTAGCTGTGTATTTTAGATATAATAATTTTGACAATAATGCTGATGATGCATATAAAATTAACACAGCTGGTATAAACTTGCAACAAGCTAATGATAATAGTATAGCATTGGAGCACGATTATTTGGCAAATGGTACTTATAAATTTCCTGCTTACTATGATACTTCAGTTACTTGGGATAATGGTGGTCAAATATGGGGAACTGAGATAGAAACAGTAGCAACCGATGCTGCATTACAAGTATTTTCAGCTGATGCTGTAAACGCAAACACTTTAGCCTTAAAATACAACATAGATGTAACTAAATTTAGTAAAGGGCATTTGTATCCTAATTATGCAGGTGTATCAATTGCTACTTACACAAAAGTAGACCATGAACCTGGAAAAGAAGAACCTTACGGAGTTATTTCTACTAGAATTACTCCTGCGTATCCAACTAATCCGTATACTATATGGGCAAAAGGTTTAGGACACCATAATGTATCGCACATAGCCTACAGATTAAATTTTTTACCAATTCAATCAAGGTTAGAATTAGTTGATTTAGAAACAGCTAATATTGATGGCGAAATAATTAATTTAAGCTTGGACCATACTGTCAATAATGTTTCTCAATCTACTACTATGAAAAATATTGCAGTAGATAATTTTTACGAAGAAGAAGGTACAACTGCAATAAGTGCAGACATACAAACTAAATTATATACAGCAGGAAGTGGTGTATTAAGCGAAGAAGGTGGTTGGTATGGAGCAGCTGGTATGACTATTCATAAGCCAGGAGCTTGGACTGGTATAAACGTCAGAGATTACGATATATCGACTGTAAACTATACAGTTCTTCACAATCCTGTAAACAATCTTATTAAAAATACAGTTAATCCTAATGATTATTATAATGAAGCTGGTCCAGCAGCTAATTTCTTGTTTAAAATGGAAGATGCTGTTTATGACACTACTACATCTACATATAAAGCAAAAGGTTATTTAGGGGTGAAAAACACAGGGGATTACATCTGCTATATTCAAACAGTTTCTATAGGTCATAGAAATCTAAAATTATCTCATGGTACATATACCGTAGGTAATTACATGGATAACGCTAAAATGTTATTCCCAGAAGGAAGTACTACAGGCGAAGGAGATACTAGAAAACCACACGCTAACTCTGCTGAGCCTACGTGGACAGCAGCTTATGTAAAAAGCGGTAACCCTAGTTTTGGTAATTTAACTTCTACCTATGGTGCGCAACCTAGTGCAGAAGTAAGTGGTGATAAATACGCAGGATACCAGCATTTGACATCACCTTCTGATTGGACAGGAAGCACGAACGATATATCAACTCAATATATGACGCATAGTGTTGCCAATCCACAGCTCGCCAGCTATGTAAGGCCTCATAAAGACCTAACAGGTGAATATCTTTCTCATCCTTTTTTCCATAAAATTGCTGTTGAATTTGTTTTAGACCCTACAAATAATGCGTCTCAAGACCAAGGTGCTTATTACGCTCAACTTATGGTTACATATTTTGTTAATGATTATAAAAATAGATATGAGCCATCAGTTGATGGTAGTGGTAATATAACAGAAGATTTAGCTACAGCAGGCTCTTCAAGCACATGTGAATCTACAAGATTGCACGTTTCTAAATATTTAATTAAATGTGAGGTTACAGCAGAAGGTGTTTTACAGGTGGTTGATTCTGAAGATGATGAAGCTGGAAGTACAATACAATTACCTAATATGAATATAGGATAATGAAATGGCTTTTATATATCAATATTATAACACTAATTATTGGAATGGAACTGACCCTGGTGTAAAAACCCAAATGGGTATTAAAAACGCAGGAACAATTAGTGCCGTAATAGAAAAAGTATATGTAAATAACATTATATCTAACTGGCAAGAGTCTGATAGTTATACAAGTTTTTGTATACATTTAAGGGATTATAATTATGAAGGTATGGTAAATGTAGAAGATACAGACTACACAATTCCATACCCTTCTTATTATCCTTACAAAATAGGTAATGTTACTTACCAAAACATGACTTCTATTTGGGTATTGCCCACTAATAAGTCTTACTATAAAACTCTAAAAAAATTTACTTTAAATGGTGGTTTAACTTGGAATTTTAATTTAGCTTTTAATCCTAAAAATGGAAAAATTGATTTTTACAGAGCTGAATTAGTAGTTCAATACAAAATAGGGGCGCAACCATCTTCTGTAGAAAAGTTTAAAATTAAAGCAAACTATGTTAATACTATACGTGCAATTGATGGTAAAGAAATACCTGAAATAGTAATGGAAGTAAATGGGGTTTCTGCCTCTAATATATTTTTAATACAATAATATGTCAGGGGTTTTAAAAATAGCTGATTTAGAAGGAGATGAAAGAATAGATAACATTATTAATGGTGTTAGTTATATCAACTTATCTTTACCGACTTTAGTAGTAGATAGCACTATTACAATAGAAGAAGAAACTTTTAGTATACCTTTTTTAGATGGTTGGAATATTATAGCTTTACCTTGTAGAATTGAAGATGTAACTAAAATTCAATACTTTGTTAATGATGTTTTAATATCAACTGACACCAATATACCTAAAAGTGACGTGTATATTTACACCAAGAAAGGTTACACTACAGAAGTAAGCAACTCTCAGCTCAATAGGCCAGGATATATTGAAGAGGTACATGATAGTTTTGGAATAACGAAATTACTTCAACTTCCTAATGCTGATAACCAAATTGTAATAGCTAAAGACAACAATGGTAATGCATACTTACCTGAGTATAGTTATGATGGAATTGGTAATATGAGTAAGTACGAAAGTTTTCAAGTTAAAACCAATATCAGTTTTACTTTAAAATTGACATCAAAAAGAGACCACATAATTGTGCAGTCAACAGTTAATGGAATAACTAATAGTTTTGTACAGTTTGGTGGATATGTAAAAATAAGTAGTGGTTGGAATTTTATAAGATTTCCCTTAAAGTTTAGTCAAGGTTTAGATTTTCTTTTAGCTAGCGTTATAAACAACTTGGTAATAATCAAAAATAATGATGGAGCTGCTTATCTACCAGAATATAATTATAATGGAATCGGTGATGTAGTTCCAGGTGAAGGCTACCAAATAAAATCTGAAATTGATGTCGAAATTACTCTGCTTGTAACTGAAGATTTTACTAACTCAATAGCATAATAAATTATGAAAGCATACAGAACTAAAACTTCAATAACTTTAGATGTACGAAAAAAAATGTTTTCTCGTATACATAAAGAAAAGAGCAATAGTACTGTTGGTGAATATATATTAGTAAACCCAAATTTAAATAGTAATAGTTTTACAAATGATAATGCTAACACAAATACAACAGATGGTAAATTTGAGTTAGTTTTTGAAAACTTTTATAACTTTATACATAATATTTTACCAGAACCAGAAAATGTAACTTTATATAAGTTAAAACAAATAGAGACTTTAATAGATATTAATTTAGAGTCTCTTATAGGTATTGATTTAACTCCAATATATAAGGGTAGAGGTTATTTTATATTTATACAAGATGTTTTAGAGGGTAAATATGAAATGATTGGAAGAGAACAATTTATAGAAGCAATATTAAGTATACCAGATAAATTTAATTACAATTTTATAATTCTTGCAAAAGACAGTGAAGGTACAGCACATGCACAAACTGAAAGTATAGCTGTATCACAAATTCAACAAAATTCTGTATCTGTTTTAAGTTGTCCTATATCAGATTCTCAAACAGAAAACAAAGATGGTTTTGCAGCCAACGATGTAGTTACATTATTTTTTAAAAACACAACAACAAATAAAGAGATAATAATATTTACGAATCCTTCAGTTATAACTGCAAATAATTTGTCTACTATTACATTAGAAGAATATATAATAAAACAATATACAATTAAACATTATAACCCTGTATTATTTGGTATTTTATGATATTATCTACAAAAAATATAAATGTAACAAATACAGATTTAGGTTTAAACATAAATCTAACCACTAAGTCTAAACTAAATTTTAAAACACTGTCTAAGTCTTTACATACCGTAATAAATCATGTTAAAGACTTGGATTTATCTTTGCATAATGAATTTATATATGTACTAAATACAGTTAAAGGTATTAATGTTAAAACAGTAAAAGAAAAGATTAAAAAAGCGTTTGTAGATGAAGTTATTGTAGATGATAATGTTGTAGAATTCTTTAATTGGCAATATGAAATACCATTAGGATGGTCTTTTTTTTCATGCCCTATAGATGTAAGTAAAGCGTCAATGACTCATAATTATATGGATGGTTATGTAATAGGTGATAGTTTTGATTACACAACAAATACAGATTTGACTTATAAACCTGCAAATGCATCGACAAATCCTTATATTAACTATGAGCTTAATTATATGGCTTTATTTTTTAAAAATAATGTATACGAAAGTTTAGATGACGAAATACCCCTGTTTTTTAAAGACTCAGAAAAATATAAACAATCTATTGGTATAATAAAAAATTCAGGCGCTAATGCGTACATTCCTGAATACGATTTTGATGGAATAAAAAGCGTAAATCCATTTTATGGTTATCAGATAAATCTTAAGACTAAAATATTTTTTAAAATTAAAGCTCAAAAATATAATGAAATTTCTACTATAAATGATATTGACGCCAATTACGTAAATGGATGGCAATACATTTCCTTTAATTCATTATCAAATATAAATATCAAAGACTATTTACAGCCTTTTATAGATGAAAACAAAGTTTACTTAGTTAAAGATTACAAAGGAACACAAATACTTCCACAATATAATTTTTATGGTATTGAAGATATGCAACCAGGTGAAGCATATTTAGCAAAATTTATAAATCTATAATTTATTATCTTTACACAAAACACATACAATGGCAACTAAAATTTCAATTGACGTAGCATCTGTTGTAGATATTACAGCTAGACGTAACGATTCTTTTTATTTAAAAACAGAGCTTACAAATACAGACGGCACTATATATAATATTGTTGATTCATCATCGACTGATTATGTTGCATTATTTGAGGTATATGATGCTAATGATATATTAATATTAGGCTTTTCATCAGTAACAAATGATAACGCAAATATACATGGTAGTACTATAGACGTAACATCTTCTACGTCTACTTTAGAGATTAATGCTCCTGCTAGTAACATAACGTTAAGAAGCGGAACATATAAATATAAGTATTATGTAAAAACAACAACAGACAATGTAACTAATACTATTATGATTGGTAAACTTAAAGTAGTAGATATATAGTGGCTGAAAACATTATAAATATAAAGATACAGGCTAAAGACGACCCAACTGTAAACATATCTGTTATAGAGGCAGGTTCTGTGTCTGGTGCTTCAAACCTTAATCCTAGTATACAATATGTTGCCACGGGGGGAATAGGCCCGACAGGTGATACAGGTGCTACAGGTAGTGTTTCAGCAGAAGACTCTGTTGTGCAAGCTAATATGGCTACAAATTCTGTAGGTACACCTGAAATAATAGATAGCTCTGTTACACACGCAAAGATAGCCAATGGTGCTATATATGGTAACAAGATACTTGATGATAGTGTATCAGGAAGCAAGCTATCAGATGGCTCTATTAGTGGCGATAAGCTACAAAACAACTCTGTAGACGCATCTAAAATAGCTGATGGGGCTATTACGCAAGAGTTATTAGAACTAGGTGTTATATCAAGAGACCAAATAGAAGATAAGAGTATTACTGCAGGTCAAATTGCTAACAATACTATAGTTAGAGACTTATATGTAGACAACTCTATTGATGGTAACAAGATAGAAGACAATGTAACACTTGCAGGTACTGTAACAGTTAATCATTTAGAGTTAGAAGGTAGTAGCCCTGCTCTTATAGAAGGTCCTGCAGGAGATGATATAAACATTAAGACACACGACCAACTTAATATACAGAACACGTCAGGTAGTACGATAGTATCATTTGACCAAAGTGGTAATTTATCTTTATCTGGAACAGTCGATGGTATTGATATAGCCACTGATGTAGCAGCAAATACTTTAAAGTTAGGTATATCAACATCGCAAGCAAACGAAATAACTGCCAACACAGCTAAGGTAGGTATCACTCCTTCACAAGCATCTGCAATAACTGTAAACACAAGTAAAACATCTTTTCCTGGTTTTGGAACTACTAGTAGCACTTCTTTAGAAGGAGATACAACTACAATATCTACAGAGCAGGCTTCTGCTATTACAGCTAATACAGCAAAGACGGGTATTACAACTAGTCAAGCTAACGCAATTACTGCGAACACTGCTAAGCCAGACTTAACAGTTGATGGTGCTGGTACAGTACATTCTAACAACTATACAGACACTGTATACACCCATCCTACTAGTCACCCCATATCTTTGATAACAGGCTTGCAAACAGCTTTAAATGCAAAGCAAGACTCTATAGGAAACGAAGACCTAACAATACAGCAGACAGACGGTTTGCAAGATGCATTAGACGCAAAAGTAGATGACAGCCAGGTACTTACAAACGTACCAGCAAATGCAGTCTTTACTGACACTGTGTATACACATCCTACGAATCATGCCATATCAGTTATTACGGGTTTACAATCGGCACTAAACGCCAAGCAAGACGCAATTGGAGACGAAGATTTAACTATTGCAATGACTGATGGTTTACAAGACGCACTTAATGCTAAAGTAGACGACAGTCAAGTTCTTACTAATGTGCCTGCTAATGCTGTATTTACAGATACTAACACTACATATAGCATACAAGACGGAGAGTTGTCACAAAATAACTTTACTGACGCAGACCATACTAAGTTAAATAACATTGAAGACAACGCTACAGCTGACCAAACACAAGCTGAAATAAATGCTTTAGGAATTACTGCTGTAGGTATATCAGGCCCTACTGATGGAGATGTTCTTATCTCTACAGACGGTAGCATTAGTGTTATATTGGATAATGATGATGACGAAAATACTCAGTTTTTTGAAGTTAGAAATAGTGCTACAGGAGTTGTATTTCTTGTAACAGAAGATGGTAATGTGAGTTTAGGGGGTACAGTAGACGGTAGAGATGTAGCGGCAGATGGAACTAAATTAGACGGAATTGAAAATGGTGCAACTGCTGACCAAACAAAAGCTGATATAGACGCTTTAGGTATAGCAGCAACTACTGCAGTTGGTTTAACATCAGGTGATAAAACAATTCAGGGTAACTTAAGGCTTGGAGGTACAGGAGATACAGGTAATAATTGGATTTCTATAGACGCACAAAGTGGAAATGACTCTTCAGGTGGTGGTATTACATTTTTTGAAACTGGTACATACGATGTTGACTCTCCACAGTACGGAGCTAAAATAGTATATAATGAAACTGCAGATGAATTTGCTATTGGAACTATGCATAACAATGTGTTTATGCGACAGATTTATTTTAAGAGGTCAATAGCAAGAACTTATTTTAATGGAGATTTACAGATAAGAGATTCATCTCCAGCTATTACCATTGTAGATACAAGCACTACAGTATCAAGTGGAGATGTGGTAGGTATAATTAATTTTTTTAATGAAGATGATGACGGCTCAACACTTAGAATACAAGCTGTAGCTACAGAAGACCATGCATCAGGCACTAACGGTGGAACTAAACTAGAAATTAAAACAACACCTAATGGTTCTAGCGCAGAAGCAGTTGCGCTTACAGTGGGAGAAGACAAGTCTTTAACTATAGAAGGTGATACTAGTGTAGCAGGAAACTTAACAGTTAATGGAAGTGTAAACAAGTCCTTTCAGCAATTTAATTTAAGTTTCACAGACGATATATCAAATCTTCAACATTACTTATCTTGGAGAGACCAATACGAAACATCAACAAGCAATTA